TCATCCAGCAATGGTATCCGATTGGCTCTCCCCGGTGTTCTTGCTCACGACATCCCCATACGTCACTGGCGGCGTAACCACCGCTTGCTGCAGCAAGCGGTAAAACAGCATCCCGCGTGAGCTGGATGTGCGCCGGTTGAAACGGAACACGAATTCATCGAGATAGGCGTCCAGGTGGTCTGGCTGTACAGAGCCATGATGTGTTCCCAGCACCCAGCGCTGTACCAGTGAGGCGACCCGGTGCACTCCCGCCATGGAGACATGGGCAGGTACGCCTGAGCCGAGCATGACGGTGCGCTGGTGGGTGTAACCCAGTTCTCCCAGAGCGCGGTATGCCGCCGAACCATCCGTGCGTACCTGGGCTCCAGGCTCGACCACCTCCTGCACAAAGGGGATTACGTGGGTGGCGGCGTCTCGGTCAATGCGGCGTAACCGGATGCGCCCAAACCCCTTGGGCTCCACGATCTCCACCGCCATGACCATCAACACTTTGGTGGTGCTGCTCTTGCGCCCTGCAGGGGTGGCGGGATTCTTGCGATCCGTGATGGACAGGTACGTTTCATCCACCTCCACAAGCCCCTTGAGCTTGTCCCGGCCCGGGCGGACCATGGCACGTCGAAACCGGTGCAGCATGGTCCAGGCGGTCTGGTAGCTCCCCAAACCCAATACGCGCTGCAGCCCCAGGGCGCTCACGCCTTGTTTCTGATTGGTCAGGTACCAAGCTGCAGCCAGCCAGACACGCAGCGGTGTGCGCGTCTTGTCAAAGATGGTTCCAGATGTCACTGTGCCTTGGTACTGGCATGAGCGGCACATCAGGCGGGTGCGGCTGGCGCGGTACACATCGCCAGCGTTGCCGCAACGCGGGCAGACGAAGCCTTGGGGCCACCGAAGCTTCTCCAGGAACGCCTGGCAAGCCTCTTCGGTGGCAAACCAGTCAAGAAATTCGTTCCAGGTGCGGGGGTAGTCCCCTCCAGGAGTTGGCGTTAGCATCTGGGTTTCCATCCAGCTATTCTCACGTCACTGGAGCTAAATAGATACCCCTTATAAATATACAGTACTCTGGACATGCAAATCGGCTGCTTTAACATGGCCCCACCCCACGGGAGCAAACCATGTGCTACTCCGCTCGAATTGAGGCCGACTATCGACGCTTTGTGAAGGAGTACGGCGCCATCATGTCGCTGGACGACTTCACGCGCATGATCGTGGAGTACTTCGAAGATCCAAAGCGCATGCGGTTGCCGAAAGCGATGACGGTCCCTTTCCTGAAATCGCCCGTCACGGACGAAGAAAAGAAGATCGCCGAGGTGCTGCGCGCACGGATGGCGGAAGATGAGCTCGAACTGCTGCAGGAACTGGGCAAACAGAGAGAGCGTCTTGAGAAAGCGCAGCAGTCGCTGACCGTGAAAGAGACCAAGAAAGCGACTGACGACGTGCGCATCGCCACAAACAAGATCGAGGCTATCAAAGGCAAGCTGGAAGACCTGAAGAGCACTGAGCTGAAACCGCGCGACTCGCGCATCTTCCCTGGCTGGTATGCGCCTGTGATGGTGTGGGAAAACGGCCGCCGCGTTGTGAAGCCCATGCGCTACCAATGCCGTCCGGCCGGCAAGCCAGCGTTTTACGACACCAAGTACCCGAGCACGTACAACGCCAGGATGGACAATTTGCGGGGATTTTGGAAGGGGCAATACGGCCACACGCACGGCGTGGTGCTGGTCGATGCGTTCTACGAGAACGTGGCCGGGCCGGAGGGAAAGAACATCGTGCTGGAGTTCCGGCCGGATCCGCCGCAGACGATGCTGGTGGCTTGCGTGTGGTCGCACTGGCGCGCGACGAAGCCGGGTGAACAGGATCTACTGTCGTTCGCGATTATCACCACGGACCCGCCGCCGGCGATTTCAGAGGCTGGCCATGACCGCTGTCCGGTGCCAATCAAGCCAGAAGACCTCGATGCGTGGCTCAACCCAGACCCGAACGACCTCGACGCGATGGACGAGATCCTGCGCGACAACGGGATGCCGCGCTTCGTGCACAGCGTCGCTGGCTGACGGCTACTGGCAAGCAGCCAAAGCCGCGCGCAAACGCGCCTCGTACCCCTTTCGCAACTCGACCTCAGCCAGCGCGGCCTTGTAGAAATCGAAGTCACTGGCCGACGAAGGCACCGCGGCGAGCGGCCACGCCGGCACGGGGACGTCCGGCGCCTTGCATGGCACGGGAACCGGCACTTTCACCTCCACGGGCTTCTCAATGACCTGCGGCGCGTTGGCGCAGCCGGCCAACAGTAGGCACAGCAATGCGGCCCGGATCATGGTTGGCTCCCGCTGTAGCTCACGCGCAGGGCGTGCAGCGACGCGCAGGCATCGACGCCAGGCTGTTGTGCCAGGATGCGGCCGGCGGCAATGCTGTACTTGGCCTGATCGGCTTGGGCCGCCTTGTCGGCGGCCGCAGCTGCTGCCTCGCGCGCAATCGCCGCCTTCTGCATGTCGGTAACGGCCTGACTCTGCCGCGCCAGGGATGCGCCCAGTGCCTGGTTGTCGCCCTCGGCTTTCGCGAGAGCCGTTTGCACTTTCGCCAGTTCGGCGCGTGCCGCATCTCGCTCGTGCTTGTAGATCATACCGACGGCGGCGGCCATGCCGATCACCAGAAGGACCGCCACGATCAAGATGCGCTTCACGTCGCCAAAAAGCCAGTCGATGGCCTTCTCAATCAGCATCAGCATGGTGGATCACCTCGTTCGGTGTGAATTGGTAGCCCTCGATCGCGTACCGCTGTGCGATCCAGAGCGGGAACGGCATGTCGTGGATGCCGGCGTCCTTGCCCGTGTGGTGCTGCTTGCAGAGCAGTAGCCCATTCACGGTCATGTCGTCGACGAACAGGTATGGGTCAGCCGGCACCAAGTACTGCGCTGCCGCCCTCCCTTCAACGGCGGGTGCCGCCACGGCCTTGGCACCCTTGAAGAAGCCATCCCAGTCGAACGCCGCTGCGCGCGCGCCAAACTCGCCGGCCTTCGCCTGTGCGGCGACGCGCTCCCAGTTGATGAGATTGGCCAGCGACCGCTCGATCGGATGGTGATGCGCCTCCAACGGGTGGCCGCTCTCTTCCGCCGTGGCGTTGCAAATGAAGCAGCGGCCGCCCTCGCGCTCGATCAGCTGCTTCTTCGTGTGCGTGAACAGCGCGGTCGTGACGCGGGCTTCGTGCCCGGGCAGCAGCACGTCGACGGCCAACGTCTCTTTCTCTTCGTGGGTATCAGTGACGGCCATCAGGCCCTCCAGAAATGCAAAAGCCCCGCGCGTTGCGGGACTGCAGATTGGCGAAATGAGTCGCTATACTCAAAAGATCAATCGGAGTGATCCATGTCTGAAAAGCTATCGTTGGAATGCAGTAAAGGACCGGACGTCACAATTGACGTTCCTGATGACTGGACAAGTATCACTCTCGTGATCAAGCGCACCACAGGATTGGAGGAGATTACGGTCACCAAAATGCCCGGGGGCGGCGCATCAATTTCTGGCCAACAGTGGGCTGGCGGCGGCGCTGGAATGCGCGGCATTTTTTCAGGCGCCGGCGGAGGCACGAGCTACTAAGTCAAAAAACCCTAAGTTGTGCCTTTGCGCGCTCCCATAGCGCCCGGCGGTCGGCGATGCCGTTCGTGCCGCCGTTGATGGCCCGCGTGAGCCCAACGAAGTCGCCGCGATCGGCAAATCTGTTCAGGTTGTGCTGCACCCAGAACCACGCCGCCGATGCGGCTGCGTTTTGCGGCTTCTCCAGCAGTTCTGGCTGTGTGATCAGGTCGAGACCAAGAACCGTGCCGCAGGCGGCGTAGTTCTTGCGGCCGGTGATTTGGATCAGACCGCGACCGAGAAAGCGCTTACCGTCTCCGGGCTGCGTGTTGCCGAGGTCCGCCCTGCCCTCATACCTCACCTGGGCCGGCGTCGGCCCCCAGATCTCTCGCAGGTAACGCAGCTGGCCGGATTCATGCCCGACCTGTGCCAGGAAGGCTGCAGCACGTGCCGGAGTGTTGATCTGCCGGAACAGCATCACGTCAGACAGGATGGGGGCGAACACATCCGCGCGCGCGCCGGCCAGCGGCATGATCGCGTGCAGCTGTGTGGCAGTGACAAGAGGGTCAGACATTCGTGCCACCTGCTGCGATCTTGCGCGCGTCGTCCACGACCTCGGCGGCAATCTCCGCCAGGTCCTTGTCCTTGCGCTTGTTCAGGAAGTTGAAGGCCCAGCGGACAATCGACCAGCCTGGCAGCCCGCAAACGAAGTAGATGCCACCCAGCGCCATGGCCCCGTTGGTCGTGGTCATCCAGGTGGCCAGTCCCCAGTACTGGATCACCGCCGCACCTCCGCATAGGCTGGCCACCACCGTCGAGATCAGGGCAACTGCCCACTCGCCGCGCGTTCGCGGCAGCGTCATCACCATCACCACAATCGTCGCAAGCACGCTCGCACCTCCTGCCACGGCGGCCGGGCCACCTAAGGCTTTGAAAGCGGCCGCACCTGCGGCCCCTGCTGCCGCGCTTCCGCTGATTGGTTCAGACATTCAGACCCCCAGAAATGAGAAAAGCCCGCTCATTGCGGGCTATGGTTGGTATTTCTTGACAAGAATCTGCCGAATTGGTTGAACGACCTCTCAGGCTGTTCACCCGGATGAATGCTGCAGATTAAGTAATGCGGCTCTCCATCCAGGCACCCTTGAGAGGTCGCCTGGATTTAGTACACTCCGCAAGTACGGAAGCGACACAAATAAGAAGATGACACCGGAATCACAAAAACTAGACTCAGTACAGTGCCTACGCGGCATCGCAGCGATGTCCGTCTTCATCTTTCACATGCGGTTTCAGTTCCCAGTGGGCGTGAAAGACGTCGACGAGTTCGTGTGGAACGTCGTGATGAAAGGATTTCTGGGCGTCGATATTTTCTTCGTCATCTCTGGCTTCATCCTCGCGTGGGTAGGCGTGCTCTCCCGCCGCAATGGCCCGGTATCGCCAATCGAATTCGGCATCAAACGCGCTTTTCGGGTTGCTCCCGCTTTCTGGGCAAGCATGGCAGTCATTGCCTATTTTCTTGGCCGCGGCGCCACCGACGACCACCTGCTGAAAATGCTTGCCTTCTACCCGATCGGCAACTTGCAGGCCCCGTACTACTCGGAAATCCTCAATGAGGTGGGCTGGACGCTGAACTATGAGATGGCGTTTTATGCCATCTTTTGCGCCTGTCTGGTGTTTGGCCGATTCGCCTTGGCGGCAGTGTCGCTCGCACTCGCAGGCTTGGTGCTGATCGCCCCGCTGGCTTATGGCTACATGCCGTCGATCAACCCGAACGTCAGTGTCATCCCGTTCAACAACATGTACCTCCGGGGAATGACGAATCCGCTCATGCTGGAATTTCTGATCGGGATTGGTTGCGCGTGGGTCTATGCGAAATACCGCGATCGCGTATCTGGGGGCTTCTCTCTTGCGCTTGTCGCGGTCGGCGCCTTCTTTTTGGCACTCTCATACGTCATTGGCGATCAAAAATTTTCGCTTTTGAGAGCCGCTCCACCGACCGCCGTGTTGCTAGTTGGCGCCCTCTTTTCCGAACACCATGGGCGCCTCAAAGTTCCGCGCTTCGCCGTGTGGCTCGGGGATATTTCCTTCGCTCTGTACCTGACCCACTGGACGCTAGAACGCTTGGCCATCAAGTACTTCCCACACCCGATCGGCATCGCAGGCGAATGGGGAAGAATCCTGGTACTGACCGCCATCGGATTGATCGTTGCCCAATTCTGGAAGCGATACATCGAGGATCCGACCGCAGCGTGGGGACATGCGCTAGCCAAAACATTTCGCTTTCGCCCCCAATTGACTGGGAGCAGAGCGGCGCCAGTAAGTGCTGATTGACTCGAAACCAGTCAGCAGCAACACCAGCGGTATGGGCTCTGTTACGCCGGCTGAGAAGGCCAAGCCGGCGTTGCCTGAGTGAGATCCGCTCGATTGACAGCGACGCGGTATTGCTTCCATGACGTGAGCGCTGAGGACTCAGCAGAGGTCGCTACCCCAAGGTCAGCCGCGTCTTGCAGCGGCGCGATGCGGGCCGTAGCGATGCCAAGCAGGGCATCTCGCGTTGACGTATTGCGCGCCAGAATCTATGCAGGGCTTGGTGCCGGCGGAATAAACATCGAAAACTTGCCACCACTGTACGCGTCACCGACATTGACTGCGAGACCGGTCACGTCAACGAGCGTGGCAACCAGGTCCGGGATGAAACGCCGATCAATGGGAACCTCATCCCCGGCCTTAAACATGGGCCAGTCGGCCATGATCTGTTCGCCTTGCGGAGGTGCCGGTGCGTCTACCTCATAGACCATCGGTGCAATGATTTCAGCCACACGGCCGTTTTCGATTCGTGCGTAGGTCTTCATTTTCACCTCTTATGCGTACTCGTAGACGATCACGACGCCGGGCGCACCGGCACCGCCTGCTTGTGCTGCGGAGCTGATACCTGAAGTCGCGCCACCCGCGCCGGCGCCGAATGTGGTGGCGGTCGAGCCCGGACTAGTCGAATTGACCGCAGTCCCCCCGGCGCCAAATGGCGTATTGCCCCCAACACCGGAAATGAAGTCCGTCAGGGAAATCGTGAGCCCATTGCCGCCGTCTTGGCCTCGACTGCGAACGATGTTTCCGCTTGCTGGCTGTGACGCACCACCGCCTGGGGCGGAAATGCTGGAGGGGGCAAACGCACCGCGCCCGTTGCTGCCAGTACCGCCCGCACACGACAGTAGCGCACCGAACGATGTGGTGCCACCCGTACCACCATTGCCCGCGCTAGACGCCCCAGCCGTGCCGGCCGCACCGATCGTGATGGCGGCACCTGAAAAGCCCGAAGTAAAGCGCGCGCGCGCATAGGCGCCAGCGCCACCACCACCAGTCACCGAGATTGTGCTGGAGCTTGTCGCCGACGTTCCGCCGCTACCGCCCCCGCCACCGATGGCCTCGACAACAACGCTCGTCGTACCGGCGGTAGGCGTGTAGGTAGCGTTGGCTGTGAATATCTGGATATTCAACAACCGGCCAACAGCTTGGCCAAGCTGCATCGCGTGCTGGCTCTGCGTGGCGGGGCCAACAAAGACGGGGGCACTATTCGGGCCAGTGCCGAGCGCAACGAGGTTGGCCTCTTGCGAATAGATAGAGGGTGTCGATCCGGCCTCGATCTTTACCCGCTTAAATACAATCCCGTAGGCAGCAGCCGTCACCGATGTGAAAGCCGCAACCCACCGCACATATGCAGTGTTTGCGGGTGTCGTAAGGACAACGCTCTGTCGCGTTACAGATGCCCCATTTGGAACGGCATATACGGTAGTGTCACTGGCAAGCGACCCGCCTGAACTGTTGTACGGTTGCAAGTAGATCGCTACTTGACCAGCACTAACCCCAAGTGCGCCAATGTCAAAAGCACAGGTAATCTTAACACCCGGGCCGACAGGTACGGCAGGGCTCAATTCAAAAGAACTGGCAGCACTGATACTGGAACCATTGGCAAAAAATGTACCTACGCCGCCAAGCGCATCGCTAAATGCCGAAAGATTGGTGAATGAGTACCCTGCATTCCCGAATTCGCCGGACCCATTGAACAGCAGATTCGGGTAGTAGGTTTGCCCCAACTGCAAGGCGTGCTGGCTCTGCGTGGCGGGGGCGACTTGCTGCGCTCCTCCCGCGCACTCCATGAGCACGGCAATCGGGTTCCCAGAGTTCACGCCGGTGATGGTGGCACGCATCATGATCGCGGTGCCATTCAGCGCGAGCTCGCCGCCTTGCAGCGGTTGCAGGCCTAGACCGTAGATTGGAATCGGGGGCAGGCCGTCCGGTGCGTAGGTCGAAGCACTGTTGTTAGCGTGAGCGATCTTGACCTGTTGGACTACGCCATCGACCCAAGTGCCGGAGGTAAGGGGCGGGACGTTGACTGCCGTGTAAGCGTTCGCTGCACCCGTATCGGCCAAGATGACGCCGGTCTTGGTCGCGCTTCGGATCGCTGAAACGAGATTCGCCTCGAGCGTCGCTGTCGTACCGTCATCGGTCGAGTTCTGGCCAGAATAATCCGCAGCGAACTGGCCCAGCACAGCAGCCATGATCGAGCTCTGGCGCCATGTCTTGTTCATCTGCGCCGAGTTGGCGACGCCCGACTGGTAGCCGCCGGACAGCAGCGATGTGAGGGCTGCGTATGCCGCTTGCGAGAGGACATTTGCGCCGCCGCCGTATGCGAACGGAAGAAAATCATTCGTTGCCATTCAGGCTCCAGAAAATAAAAAAGCCGCCCGAAGGCGGCTTGTTTCGATGCATGTGGATGTCAGGCGGCGACGGCCCAGGATCCGGTGTCGAATCCACTGACGTACTGGTTCTGGACGTCGAACCCGAACAGCGGTGTGTTGTTCACGGACGGCACAACGTAGTTGGCGTGCACGCCTTCAGGCTTGAGTGGCAAGTAGCCGCCCGAGAACAGCGCGCGCAATAGCGCGCTCGGGATCGCACCTGAGACGCCCACCGTCATCGTCATGTCCTGGTTGTCCTGGATGAAGATGTAGCTTCCAGAACCATTGAACAGGTTGGCGTACGCTGCCGCCGCGCCCGGCACGGTTCCGTCCCAGCTATTGGCTGCGATCTTGGCGCGTATCAGTGTGCGGAACGTTGCGTCATCCAGGGATGTGAGCCCCGTGCTCGGGTCGAACGGCCCCTGCCAGTTCCCTTGATCGAAGCCGAGGCCAGCAGTATCGAGAGAGAAGTAGACGCTCAGCGGCGTCTTGACCTGTCGCTTAATGCCGGCCCATAACCCGACCGCATCCAGCTGCACGCCCACCGCTTGGTCAAGATCGAACGCTGCCGGAATCGACTGGGCAACATTTATCTGGTCGGCGAAGCACTGCGCGACGACAGACATCATCGCCATGAATTTCGGCTTGTCTGCATGCTCGGTGGTAATGAGCGCGGTGTAGTCAGAAGCCTGTGCCATATCAGGTCACTGTGATCGTTACGGCAGACGAGGGAGTGAGAATCTGTCCAGCGTGATTGAATGCCAGCGGAACGTCTGGCGTGCCTGCACCTCCCGGCCCGCTTAATGTGAACGAGGTGATGCGGAAGGTATTGCCGCCCGGCACGGACTTCGCCGCCGAGAGCGCCGAGTCCCACTCGACAGTGCCGCCAGGCGCCCCCCCAATCGCTACCGCATTGACGTATGCCGCCACTGCAGCCTGGATCGCCGCACCGATGGAGGTCGTGTAGCCGGCCAGCGCCTTGAGCGTGATCGCACATGAGATGGCATCGTACGTCGGGCGATAGAAGCCGATCGGGTGCGCGATGCCGTAGGCGTCCGTTACAGAGACGGTCGTTGTGCCATATGTACCGGTCCCGGGCGTCTTCTTCGCTGCAATGGCCTGCGCGATGGCCGTGGCATCACCGCCTTCGACGACCAGATAGATGTTGTTTCCCGGAATGCCGTTGGCATCCGTCACTTTGGTGTCGTTTTCGTAGGGCGTCACGCGCGTGACGCCTGGTACGGCCCAGACCGCGCCGACGGTGCCCTCAAGCACAGTGCGTGACGGCAGCGCCGTCGATACAGCTTGCCGCGCCTTCAATTGCGAATCCGTCTCGACAGGCGAACCCGCAGCGGCTGCCGTCAAGTTCGTGACGGACTGCCAGCCGAGAGTGGGCGTGGCAATCTGGTTCACAGTGCCGATGCCGGCCTGTACAGCACCGGCTGTCTGGCACGTCGCCGTAACGGTAATGGTGCCGCTCGGCGGAATCGTCACTCTTGCTGGCAGGCTCCACTTGTTGCCGTTCGAGTCCTGCGTTACGCCATTGATAATCGGCGTTCCAGCCGTGCCCACGATCACTTGGTCGACGGTCGAATTCGTGGGCGTATTGCGTTTCAGCCCGTTGATCTTCACCGCACTGGAGAGGTTGGCACCCTGCGCCGTCGCCGGCGAGTACGCGTTGTAGGTGCCGATGATCGCAGCGTTCAGATCGTTTATCGGCGTTGCCAAGCATGCCGCCAGGAATTGATAGTCCTGCGAGTCGTTCCCGAGATAGATGTCGTTGCCGTAGATGCCCTGATATTTGGCGATGAGGTAGCCCAGCACATCGGAGAAGGCGGGCGCGGCGATGCCGGTAGCGCTGATGACCGGTGCGACTGTGGTGATGGTCATATGGTGGCCGAGAGAGCTATTTGCCCGTACTGGGTGTTGATCGTCGCGATAACGGACAGCGTCCGTGCCTGGGTGTTCGGCGTGCTTGCGTAACTCGTGATCTCCGTGACACCTTCGGTGCCAAGGATCCGGTCACGGATGGCACCGTCGTACTGGTCTTTGGTGTACTTGCCGAGTACCTCGGTGTTCCATGGCATACCGTCGGTCACATCCAGAAACCATTCGCCGAGCGTCATGCCGAGCCGGGTCTGCACCGCCTGTGCGACCGCTTCCGCCTGATCACGGTAAAAGTCTGCCTGCTGGTGCCCAAAGACATAATCGCCGTTGGCGTCTAGCTTGCGATACCGCATGGGAATCCTTAGTTGACCGTGCCGCTGTTGCCGCTGCCAGGTTGAACGCCGTTGTGGGTGTGCGTTTCGTCGACGCGTTTGCCGTTCGCTGTGATCTGGCCGATGACGTTCAGGACCCCGTTGAACACAGCCGCGGCGCCGCTGGCGGCGCTGCCCACCATGCCGCCGACGAAGGTCAGTAGCCCGCTGATCGTCACGCCGGCGGAGAAGGTCGACAGCGGCGCAATGACGTCGAAGCCACCTGGCGCCACGATCTTTACTTTCTTCGTGGCCGGATTCAGATCGATGTAGGTGGCGCCATCATTGCTGCGCAACTGCGCGCTGGCGGTGCTGATGCCTGCGATCTTGGTGGTCTGCGAGAAGAACCCCACGAACGCGAAACCATCGCTGAGATCATGAATCCGCGGTTCCATCGGCGCCTGCACGCCACCCGACTGCCACCACCCATCGATGCATCGCGCAGCGAACACAACCAGGCACTCGTCGCCGCTGGCGACGGGGAAAGTCAGCGTGCATCCACCACCCCGCGGAAAGTGCACCGGCACGTCGACGAGCAGCGGCAGGTTGACGAACCGCGCGCTGCCGTCGGGCGCGTGCACCAGGCCTTTTATGGCCAACTGCACAGTGGCTGTAATAGCGCCAGGACTGAACGACTGGATGATCCCGGGCATGGCTGTCCAGATGCCCGATTTGAGCCCTTCCAGCGCCACACGCAGTGCTTCCTCGGGGTCATCCCACAGTTCTCGGCTATCCACTGGTCACCGCGTTTGTGTAAGTCGATGTCAGCGGGGCGGTGCCATTCACGCCCTTGCAGATCATCTCGGTATAGAAGTCTTGGCCACGTGTGTCCCCGGTCTGGGACATCGCAAAGACCTTGTAAAACCCGTCGTTGTCCAAGCTCGGGAAATAGTTGGTCGCCTTGTAGTCGACGCTGAGCGCTGCCTTTTGGATGCTGGCGTTGTCGACCTGAATTCGCGATCCCGGCTTGATGTTCGGATTCAGCAGGCATTTGACGATGATGCCGTCGACGGTCTGGATAGGCACGCCGACCATGCCGGTCGCGGACGTCAGGACGACTGCTTCACCTGGCACAAAGCCGTTGATTGGCACCATGTTCAGCTGGCCGTCCTGTACGGCCCAGTGATTGCCACTTGCGCCGGCGAGTTGCCGCATGTGGTCGCGCGCCATTCCGTACATCACTTTGCCGCGCGGCAGCTGCGTGGGCGCGAAGGCTGGCGAGAAGCCTGCAGCGATGCCGTATTGCGCCATCGACTGCAGAACTGCGCGGTGGAAGTCGGTCTGCGTCCAGCCGGCCGCCAATGTCGTGTTGACGACGGACCAGTTGTACGCCTCGTCTCCATCGGCGGCGATGATGTCGATGAAGGTGTCGGTGGCGTTTTCTCGCCCCTCGCGAACCTGCTTGATCGCACCCGAGAAGATGAGGCCGAAGTTGTCACCATATCCAGCCTGCAGAAAGACCTGCTGGAATTCTTCCTGGACGCTCTTTGCAGTTGCATCGGAGACGTTGTAAACGCGGATGGTCGTGCGTTTCGGGCTTTGGGTGGTCGCACTCCAGATGGTGAACTTGACGTGCAGCGAAGAGAGATCGAGGCCTTTGCCTGTCGCGCTTCCTACGATCAGACTGACCCGGCGAATCCACTGTTGCGTCATCAGGGCACCACGCAGTAGAGGTGTGATTCCGTTCCAAGGTTGGTGAAGGTAGGCGGCGCATCGGCAGCGTCCGTTTGTACCCAGAGTTCGAAGCCAAACGCCATGTAGGCGTACTGGGCCAACAGATTTACGCCCGTGACAAGCGGGATGCCGGACAGCAGGGGATTCCCGCTGGCGTCTGTAATGTCGAGGAACCAGCTTCCCGCCAGGTCGCGCCAGGTGAGCGCGAACTTGTAGACAACGCCTACCAGCGTGATCGTGAAGTCCTGCGGCACTGACGTCAGCGGGATCTCGAAGGTGGAGGCCATCAGTTCGCCAATCGGTAGAGCAGGCTGGTGTTCGTTGCCTGCGGCTGCTTGGTTCCGGTATTCGAAGAGTCGCCAGTCTTCTGCGGCATTGCCTGGTTCTCGGCTGGCACGAGCTGGGTGGTGACCGTCTTGACGATGATCACCTCACGACACTGTGCGGTGACAATCAGAGCGTTCTCAGTCTTGACGTCGGTGGTCGTGCTAAGCGACCGGAACAGCATGTTCTGGTACTTGCGCTTGCCAGTCGAGATCGTGAATGGCGTGCGCAGCGCCTGTAGCGCGAGCAGCTGCTCGTACGCGTGCTTTACGTAGTCATTCAGCTGCAGCGAGAACAGCGCACCCAGGCTGCTGTTTGTCCATCCGATAGTGATGGTCAGCTCCGCAGGTTTCTTGTACGCATGGTCAGAGATCTGTGCACCTTGTTCGACGGGATGGTCGGTGATCACCAGTTCGTCGTGGTGCACCTCCTCGATCGTGAGATAGAGCGAGAAGGGCCCCATCGTCGACTGGATGGACCGCTTCGGCATGAAGTACGCGCTGATGATGTCCGCGCCCGCAACTGCCGCAAGGGCGATGCCGCTCGTTACAAGACTCGTCATTGAGCTGCTGTCCTCATGTTGCGCACCAGCCGCTGGTTCACGCCTTCCTGCGCCTGCGCGACCGCCTGCGCGGTGCCCTGGGCGTCACTGCCACCGGTCACATGGATCGTTGTTTCCTGACTCACGTGAACAGGCGCCGCCGCCGCGGGTTGCGTGCTGGAACCCCGGACCGCCGAGGCAGAGGCGATCTGCTCTGCGCTGTACGGGTTCTTGCCGTTCTCGACCTTGATGATGGCGTTCATCAACCCTTGCACGACATTCGGATCATTGAGGTCGAGCGAAGCGTTGGAATCGACACCGAGGCGCTTGGACACGCTGTTGATGTACGCCTGCGTGTTGTTCTCGCTGGGTGGGGCAAACTTCGAAATGATCGCGCGCACGCTGTTGATGCCGCGTTGTGCGTACAACCGGAGTTGATGCGCGAGAGCCTGCAGACCTTCCTCGGCCGTTTGAAAAACAGCAAACCGCCCGTTTGGGCCCGCTTCGCGGGTCGCACCGGTCTGGCCAACGTAGTTCAGGTTGCCCGGATTGTTGTTCCGGATACCGCGAGGTTGGCGTGCGCCACCTTGCGCGGGCGCTGAAGCAGTTGCCTGCGTTGGCGCTGCTGCGGGTACCGGAGAAGCCGCGGGTGCTGCCGGCTGCGGCGCTGGTGCCGGAGCCGATGACGGCGCTGGCGCCGAAGCTGGCTTCTGGTCAGACGCCTCCCCGCCATACGGCTTGCCCTGCCCACCCGTGAACTCGCCCACGGCGAACTTCAGACGGTCCCAGTCCCGGTGCCAGATGGCGTCGATGGCGTCGACCGCTGCGATTGCGCGGTACATCATGTCCGACAGCAGATCCTTGATCCAACGGATCCCTTCGCCTGCTGCCTTGATTCCTGGTTCCCACTGTTCCCAGTCGATGAGGCTCTTGCCGCCTTCCTTCCAGACCTTGTAGTCGTCATAGAGCGCCAGAATCGCCGCCCCTACCGCAACAATGCGGCCGACGGGCGTTGCCAGAAACCCTGCAGACAGCAGCTTCCAGGCGACGCCCAGAGCCGCAACCGTCTCGATAATGGTCTTGACGGTGCCGTCGAGCCCATTGAACCAGTCGACCACGGCGCCAATAGCCTGCATCCCGCGCAGCGCGAGAGTGCTGATCACGTCCGCCACCATGAAGATGCCGTTGGCTACCTTTTCGATGATCCCTGCGATGCGCCCGAAGTTGTCGACCACGCCATCGCGGAAGCGATGCAGGTCACCCGACAGCTTCGTTGTGAGGGTCGTCGCAACCTTTTGGCCGAGGATGATGAATGCGGCGCCCAGGCTGCGCACCTCGTTCATAAACTCATGGGACGACTTGGCCGCGGCCTGCGAGTCCATGCCGGCCTTGGCCAGCATTGCCCGGTACTCGTCGCCGAACTGGCCCATGCCCTCGCGCATGGCCATCAACGTCTTCTCGTCGATGCCCAGTGCCTGGGCGTACGTGTTCGCCAGGTAGTAGGGCATCTGCGCAAACCGCGCGCCGAGATCGCCCATGATCTCCGTGGTGTCGCGCAGCGCGCCGTTCGCCTGACGTGTCTGCACGCCGATGCTGTGCAGGAGACCTTCGGCGCCCGGGCTGTTGCGCATGAAGCGCGCCAGACTCTCCAGCGATCCACGTGCCGCCTCGGCCGACGAGCCCATCTGCGCGGCTGCGAAGCCCAACGCCTGGATGTTGGCCACTGCCGCACCGGTACGCTGCGACGCGTAGTACAGCGACTCCATCTGGTCAGCGATCACGCCCACGCTGGCCACAACGGCGGCGGACGCCGTTTTGACCGCCATGCCAAGCTTGATCACCTGGAGGGTGGCGGACTGCACACCGTCGAAGAATTTCTTCTGGCCGGCCTCATCCACCTTGAAACCGAGGCCGACGAGAAACTCGCGGATCGTGTCAGCGTTCCCTGCCATGTGATTGCTCTGCGTATTGGTGCGCCAGCTGCGCGTTCTCGGCCACGACGTCGAGGTGCTCGTTCATCATGGAGATGTCGGCAAGGTCGATCGTGCCGTCCTTCAGGCTTTCAAAGCGGCACATGCCCTTGATCACAGGGCGCATCACCCAGGCGTTCCCGTCGGGATGAGTCGCCCAGGCTATGCCGTCGGGTTCGTCGACGGGACTTTTGCGAGGAACCCGGACAAGAAAGGGCCCAGGCTGTCTTGAATGACCTTGGAGACGATCTGTACGGTGACCGGCAAATCGATCGTGTCGAACATCAGGACACCAGACGGTGCGAGCACCGACGCCCAGTTGTTGGCCTGGTTGATGGCGACGACTGACAGGCAGGTGTTCACCACGTACTCGACGTCGGCGTCGGACATTTCCGCCAGCACTTGCGCCAGCGGCTCGACGGCGGATGCCATCGCGGCCAGATCGACGCCTGCACCGGCTGGGTCCGTCGCATCGCTCGCCGGATCTGGTGCCGCGGCCGGCACCTTCGCCGTCTTGGCGAACTCCAGGAAGACCGGCATCAGCTTGGGCAGCACGGGCGCCACTTTCCGGGAGACGTGCAACTGCTTGAAAACGTCCAGCTTGCCGGCACGGAACTTCAGGCCATTGATTTCAAATTCGATCATCTACGCCTCTGCTCAGTACGTGCCCATCACCGAGTCGATCTTGATCGCGTCGAACTCCCACACGACGATGTCGCCGTCTTCCGCGTACTTGATGCCGGTCTTTTTCTTGAACGCGACCTCGCGCGCCACATGCAAGTCGCCGACTGCTGTGTTCGACACCGTGATGATGTTCTTGCCCCACAGAGCGGCGGTAATTGCTTGCGCGTCATACGCTGCCTGCAGCTTTTGGTTCTGCGGGCTGGTTTTGAGGAGCCGGACCGTGATCTTCCCCGACTTGTCGGCGTGCAGGCTATGCATGCCTTCACCATCAGCGCCGATGGTCATCGTGTTCTTGTCGGCGGCCGGCTCGATGTCGATGCCTTCCTTGGCGACGCCCGAACCGTAGCCCAGGGAAAAGGCCCCGGTCGGGCCGACGATCGTCGCGGTGACGTCTTTGAAGCTATACGAGGGCATGGTTTACCTTAGCGTTGAACGTTGACGGTCAGCGAGATCGAGTGGATCGCGCCGGCCTCAAGGGCCGCGACCTGGAAGGGCACCGACTTGCGTGCCTGGCGATCGGAAGACGATTGCGACGAGATGGGCGGCGTGTAGACGTAGTAGCCCTTCGACAGGGTGTCGCCCTGGTTCAGCGCGCCAAAGCCGGCCTGGTTCCACACGCCTGCCGCCAGGTAGCCGTTCGTGACGGCAGCCGCGCAAGAGGACTCGATCGTGGCCGCCAGGATCTGGTTGCCGGCATCGGTCTGCGGGATCTTCGTCGGGCTCGTGTAGAGCTCGTTCCACAGGTCGGTCTGGACGCGGTTGCGGAACCAGATCGCGTTGTAGATCGAGTCGATGAAGATGCCGCTCGGCGTAATGCCGTTCTGGATGATCGCGGTGCTGTTGTCGTAGTTGACGTAGTAGTTGTAGTTTTTGCCGTCCAGCGCGTTCGCCTGCGTCGTGTTGATCGACTCGGCCACGACCCCCGGCTCAGTCTTGAACATGAGGGTGATGGTCGTGCGGTTGCCGTTGAAGTTCACGGTCAACAGGCGCCCCAGCATCGATGCCACGGCGTACGGACTGGTGCTCGACCACTGCGGGAAGCTGTATTTGTAGCCCAACTGCTTGAGCAGGTAGCCGATGTCGGTGGTCTGCGTCGGGTCGACGGCGGCGGCCTCCTGCGACGTGATGCCGTACAGGTGGGCTTGGTCTGCCTCGACGTAGGCGGCCACGGCCAGGTGCTGGGTGTTCGTGACAGTGGTGTCAGCGAACGTGATGCCGAGGAACTGGCGACCGAAGTTGGTCACCATCGCGTTGACGGCGTCGACCGGCTGCTCAGCGGCTACGCCGTTCACCGGTGCCGAGGCGACGCCAGTAGTCAGGCCGAGCAGGGCGGAGACATCCGTGCCGCTGGCGGGTGACGTGGCATACGTGATGGCCGATGCGTTCACCCCGCCCGACAGGGTCGCACCGGAGACAGTGATGTTGGTGGACGACTTGGCCAGGGTGAAGGCGTTGCCGGCCGTGCCCACGGCCGCATAGGTCACCGTCACCACGCCCAGCGCCGTCGAGTATTTGCACTTGCTGATGTTGACGTCCGCCGAAGCCTGCAGGAATGCCTGCAGGTTGGCCGCGGTCTGCGCGGCGCCGGAGCCGACCAGCACTTGGTTGCCGGTCGGGTTGGCCGCTACGAACGTAATGGCCGTGCCACCGACAGTCACAGTGTCATTGGCCGCCGGATTGCCGGTCAGCGTGATGTTGCCGCTCGCTGCCGTGCCGGCACCGCTCGAGGCGCTTGTGATCTCGAAGCGGTTGTAGTTTGCGTTCCACACGCACGAGCCGGCAGCGCCCAGCGCCGTCGAGATGACCGACGCCACGCCGTTCAGGTTGGTCTGTGCGGTGAAATCCAGGCCGGTCACCGACTTGACCACGCCGTCGATGGTGATGCTGAACGCGCCATTCGAGATGACCGTCCAGTTGGCCATGGCCTGCACCGCTGCGGCGATCAGGCCGCCCTTCAGCTTGGCGGACGTGGCGTTCTTGGCCCAGCGGCCCACCAGCAATGCCTGGGGCTGCGGCACCTGGTTGAAGTACAGCGCAGCTGCCAGATATTCGGGCGCCGTCGATCCAAAGTCGTTCGCCACGGCAGCGGCCGAGGCGTAGGTGCGGAACCGTTCGCCTGTGTCGATGACGTTCGACGCGCCCAAGATGAGCGCGGTGTTCAGGTTTGCGCCCTGCGCAGCCTGGGGCGACATGTTGATCGCTACGTTGATGAGCCGCGAGACCGGCAGGGTGTTCGGCATGGACCGCTCCAATGAAAAAGGCCCGCGCATGGCGGGCCTGTCGAAAGGGGTGAGGCTGGGTTACTGCGTGACGTTGACCGGCGTCGTGCCGTTCGGCGTCTGCACCGATGCGCTGGCGGAGTTCAGGTTCCGGACGGCGTAGGTGCGGGTGATTTTGCGGCGGAAGACCAGCGTCACGTCATAGCGCCGGATCCACTGTTGGTTCACAAAGTCGGGGGCTGCGCGCCGGTCGCCCTCGGTGACCGACTGCATGTCATTCGACTTCAACTGCTCGAGGTTCTGCGGGATGGCCAGGCCATCAAGCAGCGTTTGCGAGTTCTGACCGCACGCCGGCCCGTAGAAGGAGGCGAGCACGTTGATCGTCTGATGGCGCACGTAGACATCGTTTCCGTTGCCGGTCGGGTCGTGCGTGATCGCAGGGCCGTCATCGGGCGGCAGCACTGTGACGCCAAGGGCGCACCAGTTGACCGACGGTTCTGGCTGCTTCGGTACCGTCGGTTGCCAGCGAGGCCGCACCAGTGGGCCCGGCAGGCCTGTAATGCCGACAATGAGCTGCTGAAACACCGCAGTGAGCGCATCGTCCTCAAGAGGGGGCGTCGCGACAGCCGGGGCCAGGTACCCGCCGGTCGAGCTGTCGTTCATCGCTTACCCCGAAAGTGGATTTTGTGTGCACGTAGCCGCGACGAAACCGCGGCCGTAGGTGCTGTAGCTGTTCACATTGGTCACAGTCCACTGCAGGCCCGACCAATTGACGATGTCGGCGTCGAAGCCGGCCTGCCCTGCGATCAGGCGGGCTGGCGTGTGGATGGTGATCGTGTCTTCGATGTGCGAACCCTCGGCCACGCGCTGCAGCACCGAGCCGTTCAGGCTGGTCACCACGCCGAAGAAGGGTGTGATGGTTGGCGTGTCGACGGCGTTCCCATCGTTGCCGACCGTCTGCGTGTTACGCGAGAAGGTGAGCGTCGTGTCCAGGAAGTCCGGATCGAGGATGACGTCGGTGACGTCAAGAAACGGCATTTCAGGTCCCCGCAGTAATCACCAGGACCGTGTTGCTGCCCTGGGTGACGCCAGCGATCCACGTGTTCGAGCCGATCGTCAGCACCACCGATGTATAGGGAAGGATCGGCGTTCCAGTGTTGGCCGTGGCTGTCACAGTGTTGCTGGTACCTAGCACAACGAAGGCGGTCAGCGGCCCCATGTTGGTGACCATGATCTGGGTCGGCGTGCCAGCGGCCGGGATCTGGACGTTGGTCGAGGCGGTGCTGACCGCAAGGCTGGCTTGGCCGGTGGGCGCGATCGCGGGGAGGGCGGCGAATGCCTGCCCGACGAACATCGCCAGAGCTGCGAAGAGCGCGATGCAGCGATTCTTGAAGTTCATGACCGGTCCTAAACGAAAAAGCCCCGACAGTGCCGGGGCTTTGGTATTTGGTGGCGTGCGGTCTATTTGTCGCGCACGACGTATGTGATCGACTGCCTGTACTGCCCGGTGTCGATCAGAGGTTTGGCGTTGGCGTTGTCCGGCTCGTTGCCGGCCGCACGGCTGGCCAGTTCTTTCGCTGCGCCTTTGCGGCCACGGCGCGCACGTGCGCGCAGCGTCGACTCGGCCAGTGGCGTGAACGGTCCGTCGGTGATCTTGGCGCGCACGCCGCGCTGCCCGATCATGCCGGCGGCGTTCAGCGCTTTCGTGACGCCAGACTGCGAGCCGCTCAGCGCGGCGACCGCACCCTTCTGCAACTGGTCGGCCACTTCTTCCTGCACGTCCTGGATACCCGGTACCAGGTGGGGCCGTGCGGGCACGTTGTTCACTGGCGAGCCGGTTTCCATGATGTAGCCGATCGCCGCGTTGTTGATCGGCTCATCGTCCTTGCGCTCGTCGTTCGCCTGGGGCACGCCGACAAGCACCTCTTTGGTAGCCAGGGCGCTAATCGTCTTGAGGACCTGTGCGAGCTTGTCGACGGTCATCTTGGCGGTCATGACGGACTGATCCCATCCGAGTTGCCGATCGTGTGCAGGCCACCGGCGCCCATGGCCCGCGCAAGGGTAAGGAACCTGATGCCGTAAGAGCTCAACGCCCAGAATCCGGCGTCTGACAGCATGGCCGCGCCGGCGTCGTAGCTGACCGAGACCTTGTCAACCGCCTTGGATGCGGTCGGGCCCTTGATCTCTCCAGGCGCGCCGCCGACGGCAGCTGCTGCCTGATCGCGCTGCGACATCACCAGATGGTGGGCAGTCACCAGCTCCATGCCGAGATTCGTCAGCTCGGCCCAGCGCGACGGGTTCACCAGCGATACGGCCACGGTAAGCCACACGTTGATCAGTGCGTCTGGATAGGTGACGGTGTTGGCGAACTCCGGGAAATCGGAGCGGAATTGGGCGGGGGTGAGAATCATGATCGCTTTGCAATGTCCCAGCGAGTGGCTGGAAGGCGGAGGCGGCACAGTGCACCGCCCCCGTCCGGGGCATCATACGCCCGTCACTTCGACTACCGCTTCTTCGGGCTCTGTTGCTGGCCCTTGGCCTGGTCGCCGACGGACTGCTCGGCAGCACCCTCGCGTGCAGCGATCGCGGTTTCGCGGGCATCCAGCTCGGCGGTCCGCGCGAGGAGTGCCGCGTCGCGCGTGTCCAGCTCCGCGTCAAACCGGTGGTTGAGGTCTTCGCGGGAACGCAGTGCTTCTTCGCGTTCGTTCAGTTTCGCCTCACGCTCAGCGCACTCGGCCTGCAGTTTGGTGAGCTGCTCGGCGCGGCCTTCCAGCATCGCGGCGGCGGACTCGAGGATCCGCCGCTGCTCGGCCAGTTCTGCGCCGGCGTCGCCATCAGGGTGCGCCGCATCGGCGGCGGCTGCCGGTGCTTGCGGCTTTTCGCCGGCGTGCACCTTGACGTACCAGTGGTCCGCCACATGGGGTTCCACCTCGTGCTCGCCGACCGCGAACGGCGTTTGCGTACCGTCGTCGTTGGTCAGCGTGAAGGGCTTGTGGACATGGATTTTCGGCATGTCAGACCCCGTCGCGGTAGCTCACGGTGGTGTTGTAGCGCCACTCGAGCTGGCCGAAGCGTGCCCAGTACGTGGTGATCTGGAACAGCGAGCGGTATTCCAGCGGCGTGCGCAGCAGCTCCGTCATCGGGTACTGGACGTACTTCTTGTCCTTGTTGTACGCCACCATGCGGTCGATGGTGCCCAGCTGGCCTTGCGTGCCGCCTGCGCCCATGCCGATCAGCCACTTGAGCGGCAGGATCTCGAGCTTCACACCGGACTTGGTGCTGATGTTGTTCTCGAGGACGTAGGTCAGGATCGAGACGTTGCCGGCGTTGCTGACCTTGGCGGCGGCGATGTAGCCATACTGGGCAGGCGGCAGCAGCAGGCGGTTCGGCAGCACCTTCCAGCCGCTGTTCTGCCAGGTCGTCGTCAGGATTTCGTTGACGTCGGTGAGGATTTCGTCCGGCGTCTTCTTGGTCCAGTTCGAGAAGCCCGAAGCACCGTTCGGCACGTTGGAGGTGTTGACGCCGGCGGCGTTGATCATGCCGCCGAAGCCGATGACCGAGTCGCCGATGTAGACGATCTGGTCCAAGTCCATGTTGCGCTTGAGGTTCATCGCCTCGACCTTCTGCGCATCGATGGGCAACCCCAGCGCCTGTGCCTTCACCAGTTCGGGCACGGTGTACTTCACTTCCTGACCCCAGAGGCGCATTGCCTGGCCAGTCTTGCCGATGTCCACCGACGGACCCGCCAGGGCGTTGCCCTCGTTCGAGATCCAGTTGATGCCGCCGGGCGACATGCCGCCAGCTACCGCGAAGGCGGAGTTCGTGAACGACGCGATTTCATCAGCCGGCGAGACGTCGGTACGGATGTCAACGTCGCGGGACCAGGTGAACTCGACCAGCGGCTCGTTCAGGGTCGGATCCAGGCGTTCGAGCTGACCGATCAGGAATGCACCGGTCGAGTCGACCGTCGCCTGATCGAAGGTCATCATTTGGTCGGTCGTGAAGTGGCGCGCAACCTTGCGCGACACCTCTGCGATCTCCCGGCGCGAGAGGTACTTCTGAATGGACATGTCCATCTTTTTGGGCTCCAGAAAGGCGAAAGCCCCGCGCTAGGCGGGGCTATGGGGCGGGGCGATTTACGCGCCGGGGGATCAGATGTTGACTGCGACTTCGGTGATGCCGTAGGCGTCAGCGGGGCCGGTGAAGTACGAACCGACCAGCGGCACCGTGTTGGCCGTCACCGTCACCGTGAAGCCGTCACCAGCCGCAAAGGCGGTGCCGCCGGCGGTGATGGTGAACTGCACCTGGCTGGAGAACGCAACGCCGGCGGTGCCCACGCCCACGAACTTGCCGCTCGGGTCGTAGACCTCGAATTTCGTGGCAGCCACGAAAACGACGTTGTAGGCCCCCGACTGGGCGCCGGCCAGGGCCGACAGCGTGCCCAGCGTGCCGTTACCGGTGTTGCCGGTGTAGGCAGCGGAAGCGATGGTGTTTTCCGCAGCGGCTTCGACGCCGCCGATCGGCTTGCCTGCCGAGGCGTTGCCGACGCGAACGTACACCGTGCCGTTCTTAGCGGCCGCGGCGGCGCCGTTCAGGGCGACCATCACGTAGCCGCGCTTCAGCACGTCAGTGACGCCCGAGGTCGGCGGCGTGGACGTGCCGAGCGGGTCCGTGCCATTACCCTGGATCGGGTACGCACGCAGGTTGAAACCGTAGATGACCGAAGCGGGGTCGCTCGCGGCGATCGGCTGAACCTTGCCGTTCACCAGCTTGATCGGCACACCGAACGCCGTGGGCGGCGTATTCGGATCGATCTGCTGGGTTTCGATGGTCGCGCCCATGTCGGCGCGCATCAGATCACCGGCGAAACCAGCCGGCATCCGGAATTGATAGGCTTGCAACGAAGGCATCTTTTTGAGCTCCTGAAAAGCTAAAGCCCCGCTCTAGGCGGGGCTATGGGGCAGTCGTGTGACGCGTCGATGTGGGTGAGGTCTTAAACCTTGTACTTCGCCCAGAACTCGTTGTGGATCTGGTTGATGTCCTTCTTGGGCCCCGTGTCGGTGGTCGTTGTCTTCGCCGCCTTGTTCTTCGCCTTGACCAGCTCCGAAGACGCGTTGAAGACGGCCTTCGCCGAATCGCAGGTCATCTTCGAGACGTCGGCACCACCGCTCACGGCTTTCGCTTGATCGGCACACCGAACGCCGTGGACGGCGTATTCGGATCGATCTGCTGGGTTTCGATGGTCGCGCCCATGTCGGCGCGCATCAGATCACCGGCGAAACCAGCCGGCATCCGGAATTGATAGGCTTGCAACGAAGGCATCTTTTTGAGCTCCTGAAAAGCTAAAGCCCCGCTCTAGGCGGGGCTATGGGGCAGTCGTGTGACGCGTCGATGTGGGTGAGGTCTTAAACCTTGTACTTCGCCCAGAACTCGTTGTGGATCTGGTTGATGTCCTTCTTGGGCCCCGTGTCGGTGGTCGTTGTCTTCGCCGCCTTGTTCTTCGCCTTGACCAGCTCCGAAGACGCGTTGAAGACGGCCTTCGCCGAATCGCAGGTCATCTTCGAGACGTCGGCACCACCGCTCACGGCTTTCACCAGGTCGGCATGCTCGTTTTGGAGAGCGGCGCGCAGCGCGCGACGGCGCAGCACGCAGATGGAGTCGGTCGTCTTCTTCGGCGCCGCCTTGGAATCGAAGGTGGGCAACTGCACACCCGGGGCGAGGATCTCGGCGCGGGCCATCGCGTCCTGGAACTCGATGCGCAGCGCCGCGCTGTCGCCCGTCATGGCCGACGGGTCGGGATCGTCTTCCGGCTCGTCGTCGTTGGTCGGATCCGGGTCGGCTGGCGGGTCGCCATCGGCCGTCTTGCCGGCCTCGAGCTTGGTCACGCGTTCGCCAATTGCCTTGACTTCCGTCGCGACGCCCTTGATGGCCTCCATCACTTGCGCGAGTGCGCCCTCGGCCGGCGGGTCAGCCTCGTCCGTGGTGGTATCGCCGCCGATCTTCTCGGCGCCGGGCATGTGAATGTGGATGTCCGGGACGTTCGACACCATGCCGTCTTCGTCCGTCATCTCGCTCGTGGCGGCCTCGAAGGCCTCCTTGTCGTTGGTCATGAAGGCTTTGCGCAGCTTGTCGAGCAGGCTCGACGGCGCCACCTTCTTCTTGGTTGCCATATCGCTTTCTCCAGTCAGGTTGGAATTGCTATCCCCAATCGAACAACTGGGGCCACAGCGGGCGTTCTTCACAAGTGCAACGTGGTTACCCACCACCGTCACCTGCCGCGCCCGCCCAGGCGCGATTTGCTCGTAGTCGGAGTCGTAGCCGCAGCTCACTTCGATGAGCTGCCCGGTGCGCACTTCGTTGATGGCGCCCTTGTCGGTGATGAGGAGGTCAGCGAGCAGGAAGTCGCTCAGCGCGCCTTCGCCGCGACGTACGTTGTGCGTGGTGCCCTTGGCCAGGACCGACCAGTTGTCAGGCGTAACGCCGTCCATCGGGTGGTCGATCGTTACGGGCTTGCCCATGAAGCTGGCGATCGTCTCTGGGCTGAACACCACGTCGGCTGTGCGTTCGACGACGATCACGCCGTCCTTGTCCTCGAGGTCTGGCAGCTCGATGCCGGCATAGTCCTGCGTGCCGATCCGCGCGATCGGCACCTCTTCGCAGAGGAGGAAACCCTCCGGCGTGAACGACTGCTTCGGGCCGAGCTGCTCTGCGGTGAAGAACCCGGTGGCCGACACTGCGTCAGCGGTCTTCGTCGCGCGCCGGCGGCAGGCGCAGTTGGCACCGTTGCATCCGCCGCGGGTAAGTGCAGCGGCGCGCTGCGCGGGCGAGCACGTGCAGCCGACGATGTGGTCGGCAGTGAAAATCCGTTTTGTCATCGTCAGTCAGGAAGTACGGGTTCCGCATAGCAGCGGCAGTTCGGTAGGCAGCCGGCGTGGCCAGTCATTCCATCCAGCTCGGGCGGCTTGTTCCAGGGGACGAACTGGCCGTTCATTTCTTTGTGCGACGTCCGCACATCGCCGTCGCCAGCAGTGCGCCAGATGTAGCCAGGCGAGCCGATGTGCACCGCCCGCGCTTCGGTCAGCGTCGTCGCAGTGCGCGTCACCTCTGTGCGCGCGATCAGCATGGCGCGGCTCTTGGCGACCTCACCGGACCGCATGATCTCGGTGGCGATCGCGCCGGCGCGGCTGCTGTTCTCGATGCCTTCCAGCGTCAGGCGGTGCACACGCTCGGCGGCCTCGCGCGGGATGCTCTGGATCAGGCCAACCTGCTCGGCGAGGAGTCGGCGCATGACATCCCCCGTGGGGGCAGTCCGAATCTCTTCGCGCAGTGCGCGCCCCATGTCGCGGGCGAGCACCTTCCAGGTCTGCTCGTCACGCAGGGCAACATCCATCAGCATGTTGCTGGCGGTCTGGGTCGCCCAGCCTTTGAGCATGTCGGCGTAGGCCGTGAGGAGGTGCGTGATCGTCGGCACCTGGCTCATGTCGCCGGCGGTGAATGGCTGGATGATCGCGCCGACCTGCTGCGCTACCTTGGTCAGCTGCGATCCATACCGTTGCTCGATACCACGCGTCCTGACCGGATTCCGGTTGCGGGGCCGGTCCGGCGGAGTGGTCATTTTCTGAAGAAGCGCTTGAGGAATGAGTCTTTCGTGGGCAGCGTGCCGAGGTCAGGGAGAGACAGCTCACCACCAGGCGGCGGTGCATTCGCTTCCTGCTCTTCGGCTTCTGCGATGTCCTCGTCCTTGATGTTCCCGAACATACCTGTGACGGCCGCCGAGGCCTTCAGCTCCTTCATAGCCGTGGACGGCTTGATCAGGTTCGCGTCGACGGCCTTGACTACCGCGTCAGTCTTCTTCGTCGCGATGTCAGCCTTCTCCACCTCGGGGGCGTCATCGAGCGACCGGAAGTTGTACTGAAAGCCCTTGTCCAGAGGCTTTCCGAGGGTCGACATCGACATCACGGCCAGCAGGCGCTGCAGTGGCGTGCGCAGTTCCTTCTCTTGCTTCTGGTGGACCTTCTCGTGGTACTGGCGCCGCGGGCCTTCGCCGGTGTCGCTTAGGCCGCTTGGCGTCTGGCCGAATAGGCGGGACAAGGGGATGCCGGTCGCGCCAGAGAGCTGCTGCGCGAACTGGATCAGGACGTCAGGCAGCCCGCTGAACGAGTACTGGTGCGTGTCGAACTCGTCTTCGGCATCGAGCGCAGTGATGCCCTCGTTTGTTTGGGCAAGCCGTGTGAACTCGATCTGTGCTTTCAGGCCTGCCAGTGCCGGGCCACCCATGGCGACGATGTCGCGTAGGTTCTTGATCTTCAGCACACGCAGGTGCGCTTTGTAGACGAGCTGGCCGGCGCCCACGGTCGCACTGTCGAAGGCAATCAGGCGGTCCCACAGCGGTTCCAGAACTGAGAGCCCCCAGCCGTTCTCGCTGACGCGCTGGTAGAACGGTAGGTCGCCGCCCTCCATGCGAATCACGCGAGAGTAGTGGATCTTTCCCTTCGGGATGGCCTCGTAGTCGGCGATCACGTTGTATAAGACTGGCTTACCCAGGTCTGGGCCAAAGTCGGTCACGACCTTGCCTACCGGCGGATTGATCATCCAGCGGTCCAGCACCAGCAGGCCCTTGAACTGATCCTTCCCGATCGTTTCAACGCGCAGCGGCGTGGCGAGATCCTGACCCTCGATCAGGATCACGGCGATCGAGCCACCGTACAGGCGCGCCCACTTGCCGTTCTCGCACAGGCGATCCCAGATCCCCAGGCTCGTCATGTCGTTCTCGAGCGCCGTGACGTCTTCTGGGTCGATGCCGGACATCTCGATCCCGCAGCGCGTCATGTCCTCCGGGATCGCGTCGACAGCGGCCTGGACGATCCATGAGCCGCGGTAGGCGGCCTCCAGCTGCATGCGATTGCGGCTTTGGTAGGACAGGGCATAGCCCGACGCCGAGGATTGGTTGTTCGTTCCCCAACCGAGCTGCGCCTGCGCATTGACGAAGCTATCGCCCGTCCGCTGAGACTTCGCCTGTGCGGCCGTCGCCGGCGCGCGCGTTGCGGTGCGAGTCTTTCGCGACATCCGAGATTCCTGTGTTTAGCTGGCGCCCAGCCGCTCCCATTTCGAGAGGTCCTTGAGCGGGCCAAGCATGTCGTTGATCGCGTCCACCATTGGGTCGATCTGGTCGTCGTGCATGTGCGTGTCGTCGGCAGTGAACGAATCGCACTCGGTGACGAAGTCGTGCACCCAGGGCGCCTCCATCGGGATGGAGACGTTCCCGGCATCGATCTGGCTCACCACGTCCATGACGCGGGTGAGCTTGTCTTTCGTGCGCTCGATGCCGGCGACAGGGATGCCACCGTCGGCCTGGATCTCTTGGATCAGGCCGGTACCGCTCGCCTTGTCTTCGACGACGAGCTGGCGCAGCGTCGGCGTGTTCGGGTCGCCTGCGCCGATGGCGTTGTGCTTGTTCCAGAAGTCGACAGTGCGGCGCTTCAGCTCTGGCGCCGGCCACTTGCCGCGCACCAGGTCGATCAGGTACACGCGCTTGTCGTAACCAAGGCCCCAACACTCGAGCACGCTGTAGTCGTTGCGCTCGGCCGTCTTCTGCGCCGTGTCGGCGAAGATCTTGCGGAACTGCAGCTGCGGGAGTGCGCCATAACGCAGGAACTTGCCGCTCTGGATGATCCCTCCGCCCAGCGGGCTCGGGCGCTGCATGTACTGGCCGCTGAAGACGTACTTGTCGGCACGCTCGCTGGCGAGCAGCTCCTGTAGCGGTTCCTTGTAAGGCCAATAGCTGAACCGGCCGTCGTCGTCCTTCTCGGACGCCTCGACCTGCGCGCGCACGCGTTCGGGCAGCTGCTCGACGTACTCATCGGTGATGAGCGCCGGGATCTCGATGAATTCCCAGTCGCCCGGCACCTTGCCGGCCTTGATGAAGCCCGTCGGGTCTTCCTCGGCCAGCCGCTGCATGATCACGACGATCGGCGTGTCCGGGTTGGCCTTACGGCTCTTCACCGTGGAGACCAGCTTCCGATTCGCCTTGTCACGATTGGTCTTGCTGTAAGCGTCCTCGACCTTCAGCGGGTCGTCGATGATGATGGCGCCTTGCCATCCTTCGGCCATGTGGCCGGCGCGGAAGCCGGTGATCTGGCCGCCCAGCGACACCGCGTACACGCCGCCGGCTTTTTTGCCGTCCGCGACGACGTTCCAGCGCTTCTTCGACTTCGCGTCATCCGCGATGGTCAGCGGCCACAGCGCCTGGAACTCATCGGACTGGACGATCTCGCGCGCCGTCTCACTGTTGAGCAGCGCCAAGTCATCCGAGTACGAGATGTGCAGGAAGCGCGCGCGCGGGTTCAGCGCGAGGCCGCGGGCGATCAGGTTGATCACCACCAGCTCGGTCTTCGACGAGCCGGGCGGCACGTTGATGACCAGGTTCTTGACCTTGCCATCGATGACGCGCTGGACCGCATCCGCGATCAGCACGTGGTGCCAGTTGACGCGGAACTTGATGCTCTGACGGTGCTTGAAGAAGTACCGGCTGAAAAACAGGTGGTCCTGCTCGCACTTCGCCTTTAGGACAGCACGCTCGACGGCCGGGTCAATACTCGCTTTCGAGTTTGGCGACGGCTTGGGCGACTTGGCTTTCATCGACGACGGTGGTGCGTTGGTCGACCGGGCCGCCGTCCTTCCCAGTTAGCTCAATGCCTTGGGCAGGCTCTTTCCAGCCGGCCTGGGTCTTGAGCCAGAAGATCGCCGCTGTTACGGCGCCGCGGCCGTTGCCGGTGGCCTGCTTGAAGAGCGCCTGAGCGACGACTGCATTTGCCTTGTCCTTTGCGGTGTCAAGCTCGACGCGGAAGTGCTTGCGCAGCGACTTGGCGTCCAGCGGCTTGCCCGTCTGGGGATTGGTGATCTGGCTGGCGATGTACTCGTGCGGGGCACCGTAGCCGGCCAGCGCAGAAACCATTTTCCGATCGGCGTTGGTCGGCTCGAATGGTTTGCGTCCAGCCATGAATCAATCTCAGTCTTCAGCTTCAGGGAACAGGTCGTCGGATACGTCCACGTCGCCACAGGCCGCCACGGCGCGCTTCCAGTCTCCCTTGACGAAGACCAACACGTTCTGATGGGTCTTACCCAGCTTCCGGCTTGCGGCGAACTGCTTGCCGGCCCTGATGGGCAGGCTGCCGAAGGCGGTCAGCAGGATCGCCTCGTTGTAGAGCTGCAGCCCAGCGTCCAGGAAGGCCTGGATCGTGTACGACACCAGGTTGCGGTAGGGGCCGATGCCGCGCTTGTCACGCACGTCACCGACCACGAAGCAGGCGAAGCGGTCGGGCTTCAGTAACTTGGCCGTCTCAGCCACCACCATGCGGTAGGCGGCGAGGAAGTCTGGCCACGACATGTTCGACAGGTCGCGTGCGTCATCCGAGTACTTCTCAAGGTCGGCGTAGGGCGGACACGAGAAAATGAAATCGGCCTGGACTTCAGGAAGTTGCCAGCCGATCTGCCGACTGTCACCGATGTGCCAGTGCGGATGTGGATCACCGTCGCGCCATAGCAGGTTGCTCTGCTCACGATTCGCTTCCACCTGTTCGGCGCGAAGGTCCATCCCCTCGTACTGGCGGCCAAGGCGCGAGGCAACGATGCCGCGCACGCTGCCGCCGGCAAACGGGTCCAGCACCACGCCGGCGGGCGGGCAGAACCAGCGGTAAGCCAGTTCGGTCAGCACCGGGTCGAAGATGCTGGTGCGGTGCTGCGCCGGCGCGCCGCGCTCGGCCTTCTGATGCTCGGATGCCTTGGCATACGCCGGCGCATCGCGACCCAGCTCGGACTGGATGCCCAGCGCCAGCCATGCAGCCTTGCGTTCCTGCCAGTCGGCGTCGCGCGCGTTCAGCGTGCTGAAGGGCGGCACCATGAACTGGTCTGCCAGCGAGCCGCAGCCGGCGCCAGAGCCGGTACCGGCAGGATTCAGCAGCTCGCCCAGCTCTGTGTCATCAAAGCCGATGACGTGCAGGTCAAAACCCGCATCCTGCAGGTCGACCAGCTCACTGGCCAGCAGGTCCACGTCCCAGCCGGCGTTCTCCGCCAGCTTGTTGTCCGCGATGATGTACGCGCGCCGCTCGTCGGCCGACAGGTGCGACAGATCGACCGTGGGCACCTCGCCAGGCGTTGGGCAGTTCCGGATCGCCTCGCCGGCTTCCCACATCTGCGTGGCAGCCTGCAGCCGGCCGTGGCCTGCGAGCAGCTCGTTGCCAGCGGTCAGAGCCGGGTTTGTCCAACCGAACTGGCGCAGCGAAGCCTTGATCTGTTCGATCTGGGTCGCGCTGTGCGTCCGCGCATTCTTCTCGTAGCGCACAAGGTCTGCGGCGCGTCGATACACGACGGCGAGCTGGTCGGACTTTTTCATAGGCGGGAAGAATGCGCGGGCGGGGAATGAAAAACGCCCGACGGGAGGCTGCGGGCGAAACCACCAAAGGAGGCGGAGGAGACAAGGGAAACACGGTGAGGGACACCCTCAAGGCTGCGAACCAGCCGGCCCCCTCCGACAGGGGTGCCGCACTCACCCGAGTCGGAATCCGGTGGTTCGCAGGCTTCAAGGTGCCCTCAGCGAAGCCGCCAACGCATGCACCCGCGCTGGTAGATGGGGCGCGCTTCGCTGGCAATGCCAGTGGTCTGCGGCTTCGCTGAAGGTCCTACGCTCAGGCAGGCAGAGGCTCAGACACGATGTGCACGCGGATCGCGCGGTAGACGGTTGCTTCGACCTTGGCCATGTTCGGACGCATGCCCGTCATGGCAGAGAAAGCGGCGACTGAACGGAGGTAGAAGGGCAGCCACCATGCCGTCGTGACACGCGCGGAGAGTTTCATTTCCATGGCCATGGGGCGACTCCAGGGACAAGCGGGCAGCAGACGCTGAGCCATACGCCCCACCAGAGATACATCGCAGTCGGTCCGAACATGTCAGTCACGGTCCTTTGCGAAGAGCGTTTCCAGGCGTTGGCGCGCCAGCGTGCTGCGGGCCTGTTGGCGCGCCTGCTCGCGCTTAAGCGCGGACGCTTCCGATTCCTGCTTCTGCTCGAGCACGAGCGCCGGGTCTCGGTACAGGTGCGACGGCAGGGCGGTGGAGGGCAGAGACATTGGAGTCGGCAATGCAAAAAGCCCGCGATATGGCGGGCTTTCAACGGGAAAACGGGATTCGATTCGAGGCGCTCACATACGCATCACGGCGAGCTTGTTGGGCTATGCCGCCCTCGGTCGGAACAAGGGGATGAATCGTCGGACCCAGAGCAAAAAGCCCGCTGGTGTGCGGGCTTTGGACGTACTTTGGCGAAGTCTGGCGAAAATGTAGGTGCTGTGTCCGGAAATGTCAAGCCTCAGCGGGCTCCGGTTCCTCACTGCGCTTGGGCTTGCGCACTTTTGCTCGGAGGTTCGCCTTGCGCGGGGCAGACGCCTTCGGAAGCGGCCGGAAATCTTCCGCCTCTTCGACCAATCCATCGGCCATGAAAACCGTCTGCAGGCGCTGCATTGCCATCACCTCGAGCGAGGCGAAGTGCTTGGCCATCCAGAGGGCAGCAGTCTCGACCGCATGCTTCGTGAGCCCGTGCTTGTCGGCGATCGCGCGAAGCGACAGGCCTTCGCGACGCACCTTGGGCACGTAGTGGCGGGCGGCCAGCAGGTAGACCGGACCATAGGCGTCGATGCCGCAGGCGCGCCGCGCGTAGCGCATGAGCAGCTTGACGCCCTCCGCCTTCTCCTCGCCCACGCCGAAGCGCGCGAGGATGGCCCCGCGCTCAGCGGTCGGCAGGCGGCTATTCACCGCCGATGTCACGATCGAGCACTGGCCACGCACCTCTAGCATCGTCAGGCCACCGAAGTTGACCGTATCCGACGGCGTGCCGCGCAGCTGGTCCAACCACTGCGACTGGCGATAGTTCAGCTTGGGCGTGAACTCCATCGCCTGGATCAGCGCGATACGCATGGCGTTCTTTTCCGTCGCTGGTAGCGACAGCATCAGGTAGGACAGGTGCAACGCCTGCCCGGTTGTCTGGAAGACCGCGTCCAAGATTTCCCCCTTGTGTTTCGTTTTGCTTCAAGCCGACTGCAGCGGCAACTCCTCGACGCTCACCAGCACGCCGGGGGCGGTGCTGTAGCGCTTACTGATGCGGTACTCGACGGTCTGTGCGTCATCGACCCACACAACGCCGTTCATGCCGTCCTTCACGGCCTTGAGCACGTTGTCGGCGTCAGGCTTTTTCGTCGCCGCTACCAGACCCGCCGCCGCCTGCTGCTGGCGCTTCTTCGACCAGCTGGCCGGGATCTGCAGGTTGATGTCAAGCCACAGCTCAACGGGGCCGGCGAAAGGGGGTTGGCCGGCCATGGCCTGCGTCGCGGCCATCTTCACGAGGTTCTCGAAGATGACGGTCTTCTCGGGCGTGTGATGCTTGATGATCGGGCGGCCGTTGACCATCAGCGCCTTGCCACCACGCATGACAGCGGCACTGCGCGCACGGCCCTTGGCCACCGGCTGACCGGGCACGGAGAATTGCACCCGGCGCAGCGGCTTGGAATCGTCAAAAAGGGATTGCGTCATACCCGGTTCCTCTCCGCCCAGCGGGCCTTTACCTCGGTTTCGATGGTCGTGGCGATGCTGTCGCCATCGCGCTTGCGCCAGTAGTCGAGCCACGCGCGGCGCATGTCGACCTGGGGCAGCTTCAGCAGGAAGCGCACGCGGCAGCAGATCCGCGCGAAGTCGAGCCGCCCGGCTTTCGCTTTGCATAGCTCGCACTGCTCAACGGCGCTCATGCGGTCACCTGGCCAGGCGCGCGGCCGTACATGAGCCGATGCACGCGCTCGAACTCGGCGGGGTTCATCCGCTCGGCCTTGTCCAGCTCACGCTCGATGAGGCGGGGATCGCCGTGCTCGCGGATGACGCGCAGCCGGAACACGATGTCGTGCTCGAGGTGCTGACGCACGACGCCCAGGCTGGCCGCCATGGCCTCGACGCCCTCGGTCGTCTCGTCCCAGTCCGGGCCCGTTGGGGGACAGGGCACCGATTCAGCCAACGCCTCATCGATGAACGGCTCGAGGAAGCCGGGGTTGATCGGCGAAGGGTCTGGCGCTTTCGGGTCGTCCCTTCGCGTACGCGCGAGGGCGTGAGCCCGGAGCAACGTCGGCATCACCACGTTGCGGGCTGCAATCCGGAGCAACGCCTCGTGCGCGCGCGAGGACAGCCGCAGGGTCTTGCCTCGTTCCGCCTCGAGGCGTACCAACTCGGCGCCGATCGCGTCAGCGGAAAGCGGCGGCGGGTTTTCGCTGTCCGGCGGACTGTCCCCTGCTGATGCCTCTGAGCCGCCGCTATCGCTTTTTTTTGTTAACTGTCCCTCTCCCTGTCCCTGTCCATATCCCTCTCCCTGTCCCTTGGAGGCTGTTTCCCCATGGACAGAGCCGGGACTTTCACCGCTTGTCACATGGGACAGCGGCGGCGTGTCCCTGAGACAATCCTGTTTTGTCCCTGGGACATTTAGCGGCTGTCCAACAGGACAACCTGCGGCCATCCATTCATCGAAATCAGGCTCGAAATACTCGATCTTGTGGCGCTGGCAGTGCTTCTTGATGCGGTTGCACTCTGTCTTGAAGCGATTTTTCAGCTTGGCAATCCAGGCGTCGCGCGCCTTCTCTGCCACGACAGGGTGATAGAGACGCCCATCGCTGCACTTGACCCAACCACGCAGGGCGCCATCTCGGACTTTGTTCCAGTCCTTGTCGATCTTGCCCTTGTGCCAGTAGCGAGCCCGCTTGGCCAACCACTCGTTGTCGTCTGTTAGCGAGCCGGCGGGCACCTGGTGCCAGGAGACGCACCACAGCAGGACGGCGGCCCAGCAGGCCTCCGGAGTTTCGTCGGACGCGAGATCCGAGTCACGAAGGCGCGCGACGTCCAGCGGCATGAATGCGAAATCGCGCAGATCGCAGTCTGGTGGGGTAAGGGGTTGGGGTAGGTCGTTCATGCTGCCTTGGCCTCCTGCAGCCCTGTATGGCCCACGGCTTTGCGCACGGTATCAGCAGCCCTTTCAAGCTCAGCGGCGAGTTCCACGAGCCGGCTCAAGGCACTCTGATCGCGCCAGCCAGATAGCTTCTCGAGCGCTTGCGCGACCTTGATCGTGCGCACGTCCGGTCCACCCCATTCCGAGAACGATAGGCCCGTTTCACGCTCAAATTTGGCGATCTCTTCCTTCAGCCGGGCGTAGTCACGCGTGAGAACCTTGACCTCCTGTTCCACCCGATGATCGACGGTCGCTTGTAATGCGGCGCGCTCGGTTTCCAGCTTCTCGGCAGACATCGCCTCCAACCCTTCATGCCCGCGCCTCATCAGCGACGCAAAGAAGCCGCGCGTAATCGGCTGCGCATCTAGCTTGGGGCCTGCCTTGACCTGCAATAGACGGTCGGGTCGCATTTCGAGCAGCCCCCACGTCGGCGGCAGCTCTCCATCAACAACCACACCCTTCGGTGCAACGATCGTCCAGTAGTCGCAGAATCGCTGGATCTCTTCGGCCTTGGCCGGGTCCTTCAGTTCGCGTAGCCAATCACCACGCGATACCTTGATCTCGAACCCATGGACGGCATGCCCGCGCGATTGCCACAGATTCACGGCTACGGCGTCGGCATACCGCGTGCCGCCGCCGGTTCTGGGGGCGACCTCAAACATGGTCGCCCACTCCGGGGCAGCAAATTTCGTTGCGATTAACCTGCGAGCCAGCTGGGCGGTGTATCGAACGGTGGAATCTCTATCGGTGCTCATTTCAAGCCACCTCCATTCCTTTTTGCGCCAGCTCGGCGAAGATCATCTGAAAGCCCAAGCCCTCAGCAATACGAGCCTCAATACGCGCTCCACGCGAGTTTTCCCAGCCTTGAAGCAGGTAGATCGCATCGCACGTTGAGAGCGCACAGATGTCCTTGCGCATGCATTCGAGCCAGCCCGCCGACGGATCGGCATTGATCTCGGCGGGGTTCACAACATCATGGCCTTCGGCACGCAGCACGCGGGCGGCGGTGTGGAATGCCTCGAAATTCAGGTTGGGCAGGCCTGTCATGGGCCCGGCAACGTATATGCGCATCAGACGGCCTCCAGCGCTTGGATGGCCAGCGTGCGCAGCGCGTCGTACTGCGCGCGCGTGATCGTCACCATGTCGGCCGCGGGTGCGGCTTCATCGGCTTCGGCGAGCTGCGAGAGGTCAACGCCGAGGAACGCCAGCAACTCGCAGAACTTCTTGAGCTGCAGCCCGTGCCCACGCCCGTTGTGGAAGCGCGAGAAGTTGGACGGTTCGACACCGATCGCCTCTGCCACAGCCTTCTGCGTGTGCTGCGCGATGCGGCGCATTACCACAATTTCGTTCTTGTCAGCAACAAGCATTCGTTGCTCCCACATGCATGACGCGTTCCATACGATTCATCCCAACAAGACAAACGCGCTGGGGCGCCGCACTGGCATCCAGCAGGGAAATAGAAAAAATGGGAAATGGATGCCTCTGGTGCTTGCCCAAACAGCAAGCAGCGCGAACGGCGCGAGCGCGCCGGTTCTGGACACATGCGATCGCGTGCGACATGCGCGGCATGCTCAACCCCTCGGACGGGCCGAAGCCCGGTTGTTCGTTCTGGCGCGCCAGGCGGCGCAGTATTGGTGCTGCTCGGCCGGCTCTCAGGCGGCCGCGGGACCAGGTGCGGAATCTGCCAACTCAGGCCAGATCAGCTGCCAGTCCTCAGGACGAAGATCCTTGCGCGTGACGGCCCCGCCCGTAGCCTGCTCGATGGCAACACACCGAATCGGCGAGATCGCCGAGGTGCCCGCTGCCATCTGAGACAGGAAGGAAATCGACACGCCGATGGCCTCTGCCAGGCGTGACGGGCCTCCCCGCTCGAGCGTCGATAGGTACGTCTTCAGGTCCATGGGAATTCACACAAGTCTTCGTCGGCAGAAGTTTATTAAACACTAAACACTGGGTCAAGTGTTTGCTTGTTTAGCTTTTGCTAATCAAACTGGCATCATGAAAATTGCGGACATCCGGCGCGCGCGGCTACGTGAGTGGTTTGCTACGCGAAGCCTTCCAGAGAAAGAAAAGAGCTACATCTCCCAACTGATGGGAGGGAAGGCCTCTTTTGGGGAGAAAGCTGCCCGCCGGCTCGAGCGCGACTACGGCATGGGAGAAGGTTCGCTTGATGTCCCGCTCGAAGAGGACGGCATCCCGCAGGTTGTCGCGCACACGAAGCCTCACAGGGGCGGGGTGGAAGCGCTTCCGCTTGACGTCGACGCGCTGAAGGACGCGCTGGTTTTGGTCAAGTTCGTCATCCTGAAGTTCGACCTGGATCCCTTGCCGACCTCAGAAGCGAGAATGGCCTCGTCCGTCTACAAGAAAATAGTGGAGGAGCGCGTCAGGGATGAAAAAGTGCTTATTGAAGTAGCACGGAGTGCGGCATAACAACCGTTTGCGCGATTCTGTTTACGCGTTAAGCTTACCGACCCATGGTGGGGAGGTGAGAATGTCACTAAAAGACGAGCTGGATGAATTCATCCGGACCGGAAAAGTTAATTCTGCAAAGCGTCAGCCAGGCGTACTGATCGAGAACAGTCTCGTGTTCATCGACATGCGGCCGTCCCGCGTCATCGACCAGGAACAGCCGCAACCTCATTCAAGCAACGTCATCCCCCTGCGCCGTCCCGGGCGGCACTGAACCGGGCGCGGCCGCTGGGAATGTGCCGGCTTGGCGCCACATGTTGGCTGCCTTTTCATCGAAGATGAACACCGGTCCCATGACGATCATGACCACGTTCCCACTGCCGAGCGCGACCTTGCTGGTTGGGTCAACTGTTGCGCCGTTTTCTGCATCCGCCATTCCTGCACCCGAATTAAATTTTCGTTTTAACAGATTTAAGCTAAGTGCAAATCACGAATTGCGCAACGGGGCGCAATTACAGGGGAAAGCGTTTGGGGACTCAGAGTCACGGCAAGCGTTTTCGCGTCAGTATTTTGCAACGCTGTTGGCACCCTGCTTTAGAGGGGGATGGTAATCCGTGAAAAGGATTTTGATTCTCGTTGCGATGATTTCGTCGTGCCCTGCGCTCGCTGCCGACTATGCGGCAGACCGAGAAGCCGTTCGGGTGGTTCAAAACCTACTCGAGCAGGACTTGGCCACTACGTCTGCCGGCGGCAAAGGGGTTCTTCCCGTGCCGCCTGGCGCTGATCCCAAGACGATCATCGCTGGTATCGAAGAATGGCTGTCTGGTCGCGATGCCGATGCTGCCAATCTGCTGCCGCAGGCGAAAGTCGACGTTTTCCGGGTCTACTACGCTGCCACGTTGTTGCCCAAGGACACGGCGTGCCTGGATGCCGCGTTACCCGCTCGCTGTGAACAGGAGCTGATGGGCGCGATCGAGCGTGTCAAGGATCTCCGTGCCCCCTATGTCGCTGCTTATGCGGCTGCACGCGGACCGCTGGGGTTGCCCCCGCTTTCGCAGGTGCCAAAGGGAACCGCAGCGAGCGCTGCCTTGCCGGTGCCGCCTAAACAGGCTCTGGCATTGGCCGACCAACAGTGCGACGACATTGGATTCTCGTCCGGCCGGCAAGCGATCGCTGAGATGTGCAAACGAGACAACCACCGCGCCTATGACGAGCTGCAAGCGATGCGGTCTGATCCTGAGATCCGGCCGGACTTATGGGCAGCCTGTTCGAAAGCGGTAGGTTTCCAGGTCTCGACCAGCTTTCCTGGATGGTCGCAGTGCGCTCGCTTCATACGGACGTCATGCGCAGCCTCTGGAATCCGAGGTGACTCTGACATCCAGCGTTGCCTGCGCGCCATCCAGAACGGCGGCTGGATACTGAACTCAGCCGCGAAGTAGCGCCCCCATCCTCAAACAGCCCGCTCTGGCGGGTTTTTTTTCGTCCCGAAATTCCCAGGACGGACGCTGCAAGTCGCTGGCGTCCATCGTTTAGCAAAAAAAGTTTAGTGAACGCTTGACGTAGGGTTTAGTGAACAATAAACTTCAGCCCAATCAAGCACGACGTGCAACCGCTCTTTGACAACCCGGTAGATGAACAGATGCGAGGGCCACCAGGCCGACAGCATCCAGCCCTGTGCCCCGGGCGGCTGAAGCAAAAGCGCCGGGAAAGGGCGGCCTCCGGGCCGCCACTGCCTGCCAGTCAGGAGGCAGCGCCCAGCGATCGGTGGCGCGGTAACCGATCGCAACCGTCCCTGACCCGGAGCCGTAGCCAACCGGGTGTAGCCGGGCAGGGACGTAAAGCAATGGACGCTTTACCAGTGCGGGCCGTGAGCCCGCAGCGGTAAGGGATCCACGGGAGGAAGAGATGACCCATGCAACCACCAATCGCGTGCAGAACGCGAACGCCGCGGTCCGTCGCCTGACCGGCGCGGCACTTCTGTTTCGCGTTCGTGCGAAAGCCGCCGCCAAGGCGTTTGCGCAGTTCACCCAGGCGCTACACGAAGGGCAGCCGCTGCTGCCAGCCGAATCGACGTTTCTCTGCCAGGCGTACTTCGGGAACGTGCGGCTCGACCTGTATGGAACGTCGCACCACCTGCGGTCGGGGATCGTCGTCGATCTCGACAACGCGGCCGTCGCCGGCACGCAGATCAGCCTGCGCGACTCGCTCAACGGAAAGCAATGGGAAGACCTTCATCGGCAAGCGCAGATCGCGCTCGAGGAGGGCGCGTGACCACAACCGAGATCTACGTTTGGGCGGCCGTCGCGTTGGCGCTGCTCGCGGCGTTCATCGGAGGCTTCCTTCTGCTGGTGACGCACCTTGCGCACGGGCCGAAGGGCGCGCCTCAACAAGAGGAAGCCGACCAGCGCGCGCAAAAGCGGCGCTACTGATGAGGGGATGACGATGGACCGCAAACCGTTCGACCAGCTGACAGACGATGAGCAGAACGCGCTCATGGATGAGTGGATTCGTGACGCCAGAGCGAACCCCATCCACGTGGTGATGCCTGCAGAAACATCCCGGGAAGGCTATTACCACGCGAAGCCAGACCCCATCGCCTAACCGCCGCCACTGAACAACCAGCAGGGGATGACATGAAAACCGTTGAGATCAAGGGCTGGATTCACGCGGCTCTCCGTTCCAGCACGCCTGACAAGCCGACTTACTCGTTCCACGAGATCGAAGACATGAGCTTCATGAACTCGAAGTACACGACGTACGCGGTGGTGATGCCGCACACGTTCGTCGTCGAGATCCCGGACGAGCAACTCGATTACCGCACGGTGCGCATCGCAGCTCTGGAGAAGGAACGCGAGAGCGTGCGCGCCGAACTGGGCAAGCGGATCACGGAGATTAACGGCGAGATCAGCAAGCTGCAGGCGATCGAACTCAATGCTACCGAAGTCGTGGAGGGCTGACGTGCACCTCACCGATAACGAAGCCGCCGTCCGTGCGGCAAACCGCGAGAACAAATTCGCGCGTCGTGCCCGCAACAACCAGATCCTGAATGCAGTCGTGGTCGCAGCGATTGTCTGCATGGCTGTGCTGTATCTCGTTCCACACGGAGGCCTGTGATGCTGACCCATTCGCCAGTACGCAACGAAGACCTGCGCCATGTCGACAGCGGGCTACCCGACTGCGAGAAGCGCGTCATACATGAGCGCGCGCGCCAGATCGCAGCACTCGGCCGTAAGTGGCTGCTGCATCCCGACAACGCGCCAAAGCGCGGAACCTACAACCACAACGGCACGCGCATCGCATGAAACCCCAAGACCTCTATCTCCGCATCGCCGACCCGACCGGCAAAAACAAAGTGATTGTCACCCAGCACCGTGTCTGGGATGCCGACCGGTTCCTCGCGAATCAACAGCGGGCATATGCCGAGGCGAAGGAGTCGGCTGATCGTCGCGTCGTGAGCCTCGCGACGAGCGACGAATACAAGAAGGTTCGCGTCTAACCCGCAGCACCACCGCACCAGCAAAGGCAACCACCATGACAACCCCCATCACCATGCAGGCCGTCGAATCGTCGCAGATCCACAGCATCGGCCATGATCCCGCGACCAACACCCTGGCGATCCGGTTCCGCAACAGCAAAGGCGAACCCTCGAGTCTCTATCACTACGAGAACTTCACCGCCGAGGAATTCGAAGAGTTCCGCGCCGCGAAGTCGATCGGCTCGCACTTCGGCAAGCACATCAAGACGTTCGACAAGAAGTACCCGTTCAAGAAGATCGACGAGCCAGCGCCGGCGGTAAGTGAGCTTTCGGCAGAGGAATAAGCCATGGGCGACATGTCGTTCCTCGGCGCAGAAACGCCGATTGCCCATGCTGCAGCGGCAGCAGCTGGCGTGCCGTCCGGGACGATCGTCGTGCGCGCCTCGAGCTGGGGCGCGCTCTTCGATTGCGCCATGCGGTGGGAAGGAATCCATCTGCTGCGCATGCGCAATGGCGTCGGACTGCGCGCGGCGCTGGGCACGGCGATCCATGCCGGTACGGCCAGCTTCGACCAGGCACGCCTGGATGGCACTGCAATCACGGCAGACGATGCAGCCGGTGTGTTCATCGACAAGCTGAAGGACCCGGAGAACGAGTACGACCCCGGGAAGGACGATCTGACGGTGCGCGAAGCACAGCGCATCGGGATCTCGCTGCTGACGCAGTACTGCTTGGAGGTTTCACCCAAGTACGACTTTGTCGCAGTCGAGATGGAAACCAAGCCACTCAATATCGACTGCGGCGGCGGGGTCATCGTACGCCTGACCGGAACCATGGATCGGGCGCGCGTGCGCCGCTCGACGCTCGGTGTCGGCATCGCTGATCTGAAAAGCGGTTCTTCAGCCGTGCAGCAGGGCGTGGCGGTTACCAAGGGCCACGGTCCGCAGGTTGGCACGTACGAGCTGCTCTACGAGCACACAACGGGCGACCCCATCAACGACACCTCCGAAATCATCGGCCTCAAGACAAAGGGCACGCTCGAGATCGCGACGGCGCCGGTGCGCAACGCGAAGCGCGTGATGCTGGGCACCGAAAGCAGTCCTGGCCTCATCCAGTTCGCCGCAGACATGTTCCGCTCGGGGCGTTTCTACCCCAACCCCAAATCGCTGTTGTGCTCGCCCAAGTACTGCCCGCGCTACAGCAGTTGCCACTTCCACGATTGACCACAGGCGATAGCCATGAACGCACCCACCGATCTCCAAACGATGAAAACCGCCGGCAATGTCGTGCAGGCCATGCCAGACCAGGCAGTCGACATGTTCACTGAGCGCGGCTTTGTCTTCGCCAATCGCGTTGCGAAAGCCTACGCAAGCAGCGACGCAGTGCCAGCGCAGTTCCGCGCCTACAACCTGAAGAAGGCGGGTCGCGAAGAGAACTGGGTCGAAAACCCTTCGGCGATCGGCAACTGCCTCGTGGCAATCGAAGTAGCACGCGCAGTACGGATGTCGATCACTGCTGTGATGCAAAACGCGGACATGATCGAAGGCAAACTGCGCTGGTCCGGCAAGTTTGTGATTGCGGCCATCAACGCATCGGGTCGCTTTACTCCGCTGCGCTTCCAGATGATCAACAAGGGCCCAATCACCGCCTCCTACAAAGAGAAGACGGGCTGGGACCGTGAGGCCAATCGGCCGATCATGGTCGACCGCTCAGTCGACGTCGATAACATCGAGTGCATTGCATGGGCGCTTCCCAAAGGCACGCCTGAGCCGCAGATCACGCCGGAGATGGTGCGCAAGTTCGAGGGCCGCATGCTCGACCTGTATAAGGCGCTCGGCATGCCCGTCATTGAATCGGCACCTGTGACGATGAAGATGGCTGTCGAAGAAGGCTGGTACGGCAAGTCCGGATCGAAGTGGCAGACCGAACTGCGCACGCAGATGTTCATGTATCGCGCCGGCAGCTTCTTCGGAAACATCCACGCGCCTGACATCGTGATGGGTATGGGCAGGACCTCCGAAGAAGAGCGCGACATCGTCGATGTTTTCCCGGACGGGTCGTACAGCGTCGGCAAAGAAACTGTGGACATCAACGATCTGCGCACGCGCGCTGCGCCGGCCGATGTCGTTCGGGAGCCTACTGACCACACCGGCGAAGTGACGCGCAATGACGATGCTGTTCAGTCGACCCCAAGCGATTCCGGCGCAACTCAAGGCAGTACACCTGGCGGCGAACCGAATTTCGAAGACGTGCGACGCGAGCTAATGGAAGCGAAGACGATCGAGGATCTCGACTTTGCGCGCAGCATGATCAAAAAGCTCGAAAACGAGGAAGACAAGGCCGAGCTGAACCAGATCGCCACGCAGCGCATGCGTGATATCGCGCCGCCGCAAGACACGCCTTCGCAAACCACCACATCGACGCGCCGCACCCGCACGCCGGTCAGCGTTGATTAACCGAATGCACCCGAAGGGCCGTGCAGCAAAGCAACGCTGCAATCCGACTGCCGCGCCGTGCGCTGGTCGGTAGAAGGTAGGCCCGCCACAGAGCGCTGGAAGTCGAGCCTCCGGCAACCAGCTGGCCGCTGCGCCGCCGCAGCGCACCCGTCCGCAAGATGACCCCGCCGCAGGGGTATGACGCGACGCCGGACGAAGGGTAACCGGCACCAATTTCCCCGCGCGTATCGCGCACCCTCCCCGAAGAAAGGACGCATGCAATGGACAAGTTCCGTTTCATTGGCAGAGCTACGATCCTGCACCTGAACACCCGAAAGGAAGGCCCGGAAGACAACCAGGAACTGGCGCTCGACCTGAAGCTGAAAACGATCACCGACCAGTTCATCATGCGGTACTTCGATGAACAGCTGCCGGCATTCGTGTATCTGTCGAACGGTGCGAAGCGTAGCGCGGCGATGGGCCCGATCACCTACAGCCACGAACTCGACGACTACCGCCTGGACATGGTCGACAGCTCCTTCTGGGGTGTGAAGGTCAAGAAGTTCTCGATCGAGCCCATGGACGGCTTCAAGGCGGCGGTGACGTTCTCCGTGTAGCTGAAGCCGAGTGGTGACGAGGTAGCGCGTATCGCGGAGTTCCTGCAGGACGAGATCGAGCTTTGCCTCTCACCCAGTGACAGCGAACTCGACTTTGGTGGCGCGCCAACCAATAGCCAGAGCACGGCCTCTGATTCCGTCGATGACGAAGTGCTGTTTGGCACGGCACGCGAACTAGTGATCAGCCAAGGGCGTGCGTCCATCTCGATGGTGCAGCGGCATCTACGCATCGGATACAACCGCGCCGCACATCTCCTCGAATCGCTTGAGTACGCCGGCGTTGTCTCTCCGATGGACAGCAGCGGTGTGCGCTCGGTCCTCATCCAACAAGGTGAAGCAGCATGAAGATCACCCACATCCATGCCCGCGACTTCCTCGGCCTCCGGGCAGCCGACATCAGCCCGGCCACGCCGGTCACCCTGATCTGCGGCCCGAACGGCGCGGGCAAGTCCAGTTTGCAAGAAGCGGTGCGCATGGCGCTGGTCGGCGAGAGCGTGCGCGTTTCACTGAAGAAAGAGTTCAGCCAGCTGCTGCACAACGACGCAGAAATGGGTTCGGTCGTTGTCACGGTGGGCGCGCAAGCCAACAGCATCGCGCTGCCGAGCGGCAAGATGACGAAGGGCATCCCCGAGGATCCTCGGCTCGCATACGTGCTGGATGCCCAGCGCTTCGCACGCCTGGGCGTCAAGGAACGCCGCACGTTCTTGTTCGAGCTGATGGGGCTTCAGCTTGGCACGGACAAGGTGCGCGAGCGCCTGCTCAAGCGCGGCTGCGACGCGAAGAAGCTCGAGTCAGTGCTGCCGCTGGTGCGCGCCGGCTTCGACGCGGCGGCCAAGGAAGCGCAGACCAAGGCGACAGCAGCGAAGGGCGCCTGGCGTGCGGTGACGGGTGAAACGTACGGCAGCGTGAAGGCAGCCGACTGGACTGCGCCACTGCCGGAAGGTGCGCCGGCCGATGATGTCCTGGCCGCCACCGTTCAGGACTGCGAGGCTGAGATTGCCGGGGCCAACGGTGTCGTGGGCGATCTGCAGCGCCAACTGGGCGAGATCGACGCAGCGGCCCAGAACCGCGCGCGGCGCGCACACCAGATCGAAGAGCTGGCAGCCAAGGCCGAAAATCTGGCCAAGGCACAGGAATCGGTCAATCGGAAGACCGCAGAGCGGGACGAGTTCAAGCAACAGGTCGAGGCTCTGCGCGCGGCCGCCGGCGGTAATGCGCTTGGCGTGCAGTGCGCGTGCCCCGAGTGCGGCGCGTTGCTGCGCTACCTAGCGGGCAAGCTGAATGCCTACGAGCCGGTCAAGAGCGACCCGGTCGCTGCTGCACGATTGCCCGAGTACGAGCGCAGCCTGACGGTGCTGGAGAACGCGCTGGCCAGCCGCATCACCGAGCGCGACGCAGCAGACAGCGCGGCCAAGCAGCTTGAGCTGCTGCGCAAGGATGCCGCAGCCGATACCGGCGACGACGCGGCCGAGCTGCGCGCCAAGATCGAGGCCGAGCTGAAGACGCTGCAGGACGGCATCACCGAAGTCAGTAAAGAGCTGGAAGCCGCGCGCGCAGCACAGCGGGCAATCGCAGCCGCCGGCGAGAACACGAAACAGGCCGCCCAGCACCACGGTGACGTGGTGGCATGGGAAGCACTGGCCGAGGCGCTAGGGCCGTCCGGCATCCCGGCAGATCTGCTGTCCGAGGCGCTGGGCCCGATCAATGATCACCTGGCCGCAGCGGCCGAGCAGTCCGAATGGGCGCGGGTGGGGGTGGAAGCCGACATGACGATAACCGCCGACGGCCGTGCGTACGCGCTGCTGTCCGAGTCCGAGAAGTGGAGGGCAGACGCCGTACTGGCATATGCGCTGGGCCAGCTTTCAGGCCTGCGTCTGCTGATGCTGGACCGTGCGGACGTGCTGATCGGCCCCGAACGAGATCGCCTGTTCTGGTGGCTGGACGACCTGGCTGCCGCCGGCACCATCGACACAGCCCTGGTCTTCATGAGCCTGAAGACGCCCCCGGGCAAGTTGCCGGATGGGATCACAGCCTACTGGATCGCCGACCACCAGGTGGGCAGTGTGCGGGAGGCGGCCTGATGGGTGACATCGCCGACATGATGCTCGAGGGACTCCTGTGCGAATGCTGCGGCGCGTTCATCGATGGTGACAGCGACGGTGTGCCGCGCCGCTGCGGCGACTGTGCGAGGTACGACGAACGGGAAGCGCGATCGCGCAGCGCCAGGAAGCCGCAAGCACAGAAGACCAACTGCCCGACCTGCAACCGGCGCGTGAAGCTCGCCGGTCTGGCAGACCACCAGCGCGACGCCCATGGCGTCAAAGGAACCACATGATGGTCAGCACCACGCAGATGATTCAGCGCCTGGAAGGGCTGCTGGGCACCAAAGACCTGAACGACTGGGAAAAGGGCTTCGTGCGATCGCTGGCGGCGCGCATGCACGCCGGTGAGGTCACGAAATTGTCCGGGGACCAAGTCGACAAGCTTGACGAACTCCACGGGAGGCATTTCGCATGAACACCGCGCCCCAACGCCGGCTTATCCGTATGCCGGAGGTCATGAAGATGGCCGGCATCGGCAAAACAGCCATTTATGGCCGCATCAAAGAGCACACCTTCCCGCAGCCCGTGAAAGTAGGGCGGGCCAGCACGTGGGTGGAATCCGACGTACAGAAGTGGGTGGATGAGCAGATCGCAGCCAGTAGGGAGGAAGGCGATGCCAATCACTGATGCGGACGAAATCCATCCCGCCACCGCTGAGGCGAAAGCGATCGCGTGCGGCCGGTTCAATCGCTACGAGGTCAATGTACTCAATGGCGTGGCCAATTGGCTCATGTCGCGCAGCAACACTGTGTGGGCAGAGCGCTTTGGTTATGGACGGCTCATGCAGAGCTGGTCAGGCGACGTGCGCGAGATCCTGGGCGGCTACGCGGAAGGGTCACCGCCACCGGAGGTCAGCGGCAGTAACGTCAATCGGGAAGTGAAGTACCGTGCTCTGGAACTCGCCTCGGAATGGCTCCGATTGCGGAAATCGATTGTTGATGGGGGGACCCTGGCGTTCATGGTGGAGTTCGGGCAGTTCGTTCTGGAACGTAACGCGCAGCAGTGGAGCGCCGAGGAGCGGGAATGACAGTCACTGTCGACTTCTACGCCATCGTTTCTCAGCGATTCACCAACTACGGAATGCAGACGGGTAAAAGTACCGTGCGCATTACTCGCAACAAGCCGGACTGCGACGCTTCGGAAGTTGCTGTGAAGATCTCGCTCGAATTGCCCGACGCGCTGTTCAAGCGCCCCAGCCTCCAGGCCACCATCAAGGTGAACGACGACGTTGCGCCGGTGCTGGTCGACGCCGACGTGGCCGACAACATTGCGCGCGTCGTCAAAGAACAGATGGGCATCCATCTGCACGTGACCGCGCCGGATCCGCTGCCATCTAAGCTGCCCACCATGACTGGCCCAGCCTGAACGAGGAGAGCCCGTGTACACCCCCTATGTACCGAATGAACGCATCGTGGACCGCGCCGTCTTCCTCTGGAAGAGGGCGCTGGCCGCTCCTACCTACCGCAATGACCACACTGGCAACTTCGCCTGCGCGATGGCATCGATGCTTCCGAAGAACAACACTGCCGATGTTTTGGAGGCGTTCGGCGAAGAACTCAAGAAGCGCCTGATGACACCAACCGAACGGAGTGGCGACCGCGTCTGGTACGAGAACTTTCTCGGTGTGGACTATGGTCCGGACAAGGTTCTCGGTGAAGCGGCCAAGGCGGCTGGTTTGAAAATGGAATGGCCGTATAAAACGAATATGCATCTGTATGTCGACCGGCTGAGCTTCTCAGTGGGTTACGGCGCGCCAGCGGCCTTTCACCATCCCATGGCTGACGGCCGCTGGCTTTTGAGCACGCTTCACGGAAGCGAAGCTGATGACGCGGCCCTTGTCCGGTTCGCCGAGGCTGGCAATACGGCCGAGTTCTTCCGCATCGAAGTCTGACGCGGCATCCCCACCGCGCCCAACCACAACGCCCGGCACGCCCGGGCGTTTTCACGAGAACACAAGATGGAATCGACCACCGCATTGCACGCGCAAGCAGTCGCTGGCGCACCGGAAGACGATCACTACGACGCGTTCCTGCACGAGCTGCAGCGCCAGTTCATCGAGAACCTGCAGGCTGGCGATAGCCTGCTCTTCACGACCGATGCAGAAGGGCTGTTCGACGCCTATCTGGCCGCAATACCTGAGCGGCACCGCCAGTACTACACCTGCAGCTGCTGTCGTACCTTCGTGCAGCGCTTCGGCGGCCTCGTGACCATCAATGAGAGCGGAGCCAAGCGCCCGGCGCTGTGGGACGACAACTCACCGCACATCCATCGCGCGGGCATAACCGCAATGGCGCGTATGGTGCGCCGGGCCAAAGTGACAGGCGTGTTCCTCTCCACCGAAGCCATGTGGGGCTATCCCGAGGCCGGCGGCTGGAAGCACATGCACATTGCTCTCCCAGCGCCGTTGAAGCTAAGGGGCACCCCCGGCCAGACAGCGGGGCAGATCATGGCGGAGAAGCGAGAGGACTTCAAAAACATGCAGCGCGCGCTCGCCGAGTTCACGCCCGCACACGTCGAGCAAGCCCTGAACCTCTTGCGTACGGACTCGCTGTACCGTTCGGAGAAGGTCATTGGTCCGGCCGAGTTTCTCCGCAAGCTGCATGCAGACCGCGCCGCAGCTCCCGCCGGCCAGTACCGCGACAACATCCTGTGGCGCGCAGTAGCTGCGGCGCCAGCCGGCTTCTGCCACCCGCGCAGCTCGATGATTGGCACGCTGCTGGAGGACATCGCCTCTGGCATGAGTTTCGACGAGGTGGCGCGACGATTCGCTGACAAGATGCATCCGCTGCAGTATCAGCGGCCTCAGGCGGCCCCTACGGCGGGCAATGTCGCCCGCGCGGAAAAGCTGGTGGCCGACATGGGCATCGAATCTGCATTGCGCCGGCGCTATGCACGGCTGGAAGACATCCAGAAGCTGTGGTCGCCACCCGCGGCCCAGAAAACCGCCCAGCCGCCTGGCGTATTCAGCCACGTGACACTCAAGGAAGCTGCGGGGATTGTGCACAAGGGGCTCTCGGCACCGGTGCAGGACATCACCTGGGAGAAATTCCGCCGGACAGTCCTGCCCGGCGCTCGCAAGATCGAGTTTGTGGTGCCTACAGGTCGCATCAACTTCTGTGGCCTGGTGACTGCATCCGACCCCGATGCGAAGCCAATTCTGCAGTGGGACACCGAAGAATCCCGCAATCCGGTCTCCTGGTACGTCTACAACGGCGGATCGTCTGCAGCCGACTGGGGCCTGCGCGCCGGCGAGCTGGCGCCTGTAACGGCGATCACCTTGCAGCCGTCGATGTGGGCCGCTGAAGACAAGTTCCAGCACCAGGGCAAGAGCGTGATCTTCGTTCTGGAGGCCGCGCGGGACCGGCGCGACGCGACACTGTGCCTGTTCCCCGAGATCCTTAAAGCCGAGCTGCGCGAGGTGCGCGCAACGATTGAGGCCTTCTCGCGCACGCGCACGCTGGAGGGCGGCGAAGAGGCCTCGGCGAATGGTGTGCGGATCGGCGATCGCGGGAATGTACATGCGCATGTTTTTCGTGTGACCTCTGACGTCGGTGTCGCCGATTATTTGATCGACCGATGGGACTGACCGGTTTCCCGCCCAGGCTGGGCAATCCGCGTCATCATTCGCCCGGCAATGCCGGGCCTTCTTCCGAGGGCCTCTTCGTGAACGTCATCAAACGTCTCTTCGGACGCTTCCGTCGTCAACCTGCCGCCAGTCCGGAACCGACACTGCCGACGCCCCGCGATCACCTAGATCTGATGCGGCACACCTACCGGCCACCCGAACATGGCGCAGCTCAGCGTAAGAGCACCACGACTGCACGCACTGCACGCGAGCGGACCGAGCCTGATTCACGGCGTACTGCGGATGACAGCACCGGCTACTCGACTGGCCAGGGATTCGTTCCGCTGATCATCGACGACCCGCTGCCCACGTCTTCCGATTCGGAGTCGTGCAGCCGCGTCAGTTATGACGCACCTACCGGCGGCGGTGGCTCATTCAGCGGTGCAGGCGCGAGCGGCGACTGGTCCAGTTCTTCATCCAGCTACGACAGCGGCACCAGCTCATCAGACAGCAGCTCTTCGAGCAGCTACGACTGAAACTTCGCCCGGCGGCGTCCGGGCTCGAGGGAATCCCATGACAGAAGAAACTAGCGGCCGCGGCGACGCGGAAAGCCGAGAGCCGTATCTCGACCCCAACGACCTGGTGATCTGGGAGGAACTGGCGCAGCGCAGTTGGTTAGGGCCGCGTATGCGCCTCTGTATTCGCCATATCCCGACCGGGATTGAGGTCAGGCAGACCGATCTACGCCTTACTGCGCACCATGCACGCGCGAGACTGGTGGAGGAGTTGAGCCGGAGAGTTCTCGAACGACGCATCAGGGATGCTGCTCACTCCAGTAGCGCCTTCGCACTACTCTGGCAAGCCGCTATGGACCCGACGCCACGCCCGCAACATTATGTCTCGCCCTCCCAACAGCATGCCCTGCGTATGGAAGAAGAGCGCGCCGCCGCAGTCCTTACGCTCATGCAGAAGGGCTACACGTACGCGGGGGGCCAGCTTTGGAAACCCCCGCTGGGTGCACCGCCCGCCTGGACTGTCTACGAAACGCAAGCGTCACGAGATGTGCTCGCCGAACGCCGGCGTCAAGTTGAAGAAGAGGGTTGGACGTGCGCGCGCGATGATGACTACAACAGCGCCGAGCTGGCGCAGGCGGCGGCAGCCTATGCACTTCACGCTGGCGGCCAGAAGTCGGCAGCAGGCATCACGTGGCCGCAAAGCTGGGCAATGGATTGGTTTAAGCCAACAACTGCACGCCGCAGCCTGGTTAAGGCCGGTGCCCTGATCCTGGCGGAGATTGAGCGCATCGATAGAGCTGCCGCTATTGCGCAGCGGCCCGTCGCCTACCTCACCGAAACCCCTCCATGCGTTGGCGTCGCACGCCCGATGCCACCGAACGAAGCTGAGGGTGATGCGAAATGATCCGCCGCATCTACAACAGCTTCGGCATGTGCAGCGGCCTGGGCGGCGGTGCCAAGGGATTCAAGAAAGCCATTTCGCGCGTGGGCGTCAAGTCCGCTACGTGGCGCTGCCTCGGCGGCATCGACAACGATCCGGCGGCAGCACGCGACTTCCACAAGCTGGTCGGCGTGCCGTGCGCGGTGATGGATCTGTTCACGCGCCAGCAGTACACCGCCTATCACGGTAAAGAACCGCCGCCGGGTTGGCGCGAAGCCACCGCAGAAGATGTCCGGCGTGCTGCCGGCTACGAACACCCGCACTGCGTGTTCATCTCGTCGCCATGCAAGGGGGCTTCTGGCCTGCTGGCCGAAAGCCTGAGCCGAACGCCGAAGTACCAGGCGCTCAACGAGCTGACGCTGCGCTGTGTCTGGCTGATGTGCGAGGCATGGAAGGATGACCCGGTCGAGCTGATCGTGTTCGAGAACGTGCCGCGTCTGGCCACGCGCGGCCGGCACCTGCTGGACCAGATCAAGAAGCTGCTGTCCTACTACGGCTACGCCGTCAATGAGACCTCACACGACTGCGGGCTGATCGGCGGGCTGGCGCAGAGCCGCAAGCGTTTCCTCATGGTGGCGCGCCACACCGCGAAGGTTCCGGCGTTCCTGTACGAGCCGCCGATGAAGCGCCTGCAGGGCGTCGGTACCGTCCTGGGACGCATGCCGCTGCCCGGCGACGTCGCTGGCGGCCCTATGCATCGCGTGCCGTCGTTGCAGTGGAAGACGTGGGTACGCCTCGCGTTTGTGGAAGCCGGCAGCGACTGGCGCAGCCTGAACAAGCTCGCAGTCGAGGACGGCTATCTCCGTGACTACCTGATCGTGCCTGAGTACCGGGAAGGCAGCGGTTTCCTCGGCGTACGCAAGTGGGAAGAGCCTTCCGGCACGGTGGCGGGCCGAAGTGGGCCAACCAATGGCGCGTTCTCAGTCGCCGATGTGCGGTTCTCTCAAAGCCAAAAATGGAACCATGGCCAAGCCTACGGCGTGCTGCGCTACGGTGATACGTCTGGCGCCATTGCCGGTCAGCAAGCCCCTGGCCAGGGCTACTACACCGTGGCTGACCCGCGGCACCTGGGAACCCCTAAGCACAACAACGAGTTTCGGATCGCCCATTGGGACCGATCAGCTAATGCCGTGACCGGCGCACATGGCACCGGCCAATGCGTGGCCGACCCTCGCCCCGGTATGCGCCGGGAGCGCGGCGACAACTATCTCACCGGGGGTCACTACGGCGTTGTCGGGTGGGGTGAATCAAGCGGTGCCGTATCCGCGTCTGCGTGTCACGACAACGGGCGTTGGTCGGTAGCTGACCACCGATTGCCGGCGGCCAACGATAAGACAGTAGCCATCATCCGCGCCTTGGATGGGACGTGGCATCGGCCATTCACCACTCTCGAGTTGGCAGCGCTGCAGTCGCTGATCGAACCAGAGGAATACCTGGAGCTGGACGGACTGAGCGATCAGGCCTGGCGCGAGCGCATCGGCAACGCCGTACCGCCTGATGCAGCGCAGGCAATCGCCGAGGTCATGGGCACCACGCTCCTTCTGGCCGAGTCCGGCGAGACATTCCAGCTCTCGGCGACGCCAGTGTGGGTGCGGCCGGTGGCCATGGCCCTGTCGGTCGAGCAGATTCTGGAGGCCGCATGACGGCGCTTTACGATGAGTTTCTGCGGGCCAAGGTAAAGCTCGCAGAGCAGTTCGGATTTGAGATCGCCGACAGCGATATCAACCCGATCCTGAAGCCCCACCAGCGCGATATCGTGCGCTGGCTGGTCAAGATGGGCCGGGCAGCTTGCTTCGCGGCGTTTGGCCTCGGTAAGAGCGTGATCCAGCTCGAGGTGGTGCGCATTATCCTTCAGCTGCTGCATGGGATGGGACAGCTCAAAGCGATGGGCTTGATCGTCATCCCGTTGGGCGTGCGGCAGGAGTTCGTGCGGGATGCGGCGATGCTTGGCATCCGGGTGAAGTTCATCCGGCGCGCGGAAGAAGCGGATGACCCAACGGTCATCTACTTCACCAACTACGAGACCGTGCGAGACGGCAAGCTAGATCCTCGGCTGTTCGCGGTGGCGAGCCTGGACGAGGCCGCAATCCTGCGCGGCTTCGGCGGCATGAAGACCTTCCGCGAGTTCATGGCGCTGTTTGCCGGCGATCGTAAGACCATGGACGCTCGCATCCTTGGCCAGGCGGTGCCGTATCGCTTCGTGGCCACGGCGACGCCCAGCCCGAACGAGTACATCGAGTTGCTGGCCTACGCCGCGTTCCTGGGCGTGATGGACGTTGGCCAAGCCAAGACGCGCTTCTTCAAGCGCAACAGCGAGAAGGCCGACGAGCTGACGCTGCACCCGCACAAAGAGCGCGAGTTCTGGCTGTGGGTGGCGTCCTGGGCGATCTTCGTGCAGAAGCCGTCAGACCTTGGCCACTCTGACGAGGGCTACGCGCTGCCCGAGCTCGAAATCCACTGGCACGAGATCCCGGACGATCACACCGATGCCGGCTTCGACTTCCGTGGCCAGGGTTTGCTGCTGAAGGAACAGGCCCTGGGCGTCGTGGAGGCGGCGCGCGAGAAGCGCGACAGCCTCCCGCGCCGCATAGAGAAGATGATGGAGCTGCGTGCCATCGATCCCGACGCCCACCGGATCCTGTGGCACGACCTGGAGGCAGAGCGCCTGGCGATCGAGCGCGCGGTGCCGGATGTCGTCAGCGTGTACGGCACGCAGGACGATGAGACCAACGCGCAGCACATCATCGACTTCTCTGATGGCCTGGTGCGCGAGCTGGCCGGCAAGCCCGTCATGCTCGGCAGCGGCTGTAACTTCCAGCGCCACTGCAGCTGGGCCATCTTCCTGGGCATCGGGTTCAAGTTCAACGACCTGATCCAAGCCATCCACCGCCTGTACCGATTCCTGCAGACGCGCAAGGTGCGCATCGACCTGATCTACACCGAGGCCGAGCGCGAAACCAAACGCATCATGGAAGAGAAGTGGGCGAAGCATAACCACACGGTTGCCAAAATGACCGAGATCATCCGCGAGTACGGACTCTCCAACGCGGCCATGGCCGAAACGCTGACGCGCGCCATGGGCGTCGAGCGCATCGAAGTCACAGGCCGCGACTTCCGCGTTGTGAACAACGACTGCGTGGAGGAAACGGCGAACATGCCGGACAACTGCCACGACCTGATCCTGACGTCGATCCCGTTCAGCACGCAGTACGAGTACTCGCCGAACTACGCCGACTTCGGGCACACCGACAACAACGAGCACTTCTTCCAGCAGATGGGCTACCTCACGCCGCACCTGCTCCGCACACTCAAGCCCGGTCGCATCGCGGCGATCCACGTGAAAGACCGTATCGTGCCCGGCGGCATGACGGGGAAGGGCTTCCAAACGGTCTACCCGTTCCACGCGCGCTGCATCGAGCACTACACCTCGCACGGCTTCGGGTACATGGGGATGATCACCATCGTCACTGACGTGGTGCGCGAGAACAACCAGACTTACCGCCTGGGCTGGTCGGAGGTGTGCAAGGACGGCACGAAGATGAGCTGCGGTATGCCGGAATACTTGCTGCTGTTCCGCAAGACCCCGAGCGACACCACGAAGAGCTACGCCGATGTGCCGGTCACGAAGGACAAGGCCGAGTACTCGCGATCGCGCTGGCAGACGGATGCGCACGGCTACTGGCGGTCAGGTGGCGATCGCATGCTTACGCCCGATGAGCTGCAATCGCTGGACCACGATGTGATTTTCCGGTGGTTCCGCGACTATCACCTGGCCAACGTGTACGACTACCAGCACCACGTTCGGATCGGCGAGACCATCGACGGCTTCGGGCGGCTGCCGGTGACGTTCATGCTTCTGCAGCCGCCGAGCTGGATGGATGATGTCTGGACCGACGTGGCCCGCATGCGCACGCTGAACATGATCCAGAGCCAGAAGGGCAAAGAGCAGCATCTGTGCCCGATGCAGTTCGATATCGCAGACCGCGTGATCGACCGCTTCACGAATCCTGGCGAGACGATCTATGACCCCTTCGGCGGAATCATGAGCGTGCCGTACCGCGCTCTTCTAAAGGGACGCAAGGCCGTCGCATGCGAGTTGTCGACGCGGTACTTCATGGACGGCGTGCACTACCTGCAGGCGGCAGAGCGCGAAGCAGCAATGCCGTCGCTGTTCGACTCGATCGCGATCGGTGAAGCGGCATGACGGCGCCAAAGACCCCCTGGAATCCATCCCGCCGCGCCAGTGCGCGTGTGAAGAACCCGCTGCCGGCGCCGCTCGTGCACGACACGTGCGGCGCCTCGGTCGAGATCATCGGCAACGAGAAGATCTACGGCAAGCCTTTCGGCGAATGGCCCTGGGCGTATCGCTGCACGGGATGCGGCGCGTATGTCGGCATGCATCCCTTCACCGACATTCCGCTCGGCACTCTTGCCGACGGACCAACACGCGAGGCCCGCAAGCGCGCGAAAGCCGCTTTCAATCCCCTCTGGCAGGGCGGTGGTATGACGCGCAACGAGGCATATGCCTGGCTCGCAGGGCAGCTTGGCATCGCTGAGGTTGGGGAGTGCCATATCGGTTGGTTCGATGTGGCGATGTGCGATCGCGTTGTTGAAGTGTGCAAAAAGAGAGGGGGCAGATATGCCTGAGCACGACCAGAATGCCGGCTTTGAAGTTTGGGCTGCACAAAACGGGTTCATTCTGACCAAGACAGCGACCGATGACTATCTGAACGCGCGCACGGCAGGCGCGTATGAATGCTGGATGCACCTCAACGAACGCGTGCGCAAAGCATGTTGTCAAGTTCTAGATGACCTCGTGGCGGAGTCTGAGCGCCTCGGTCTGTACGAAATACAGAGTACTGCCGCGACTGTGGCCGAGCCGAGCATCCAGCATGCGCCTGGTGACTGGTGGGATGAAGCCGCATCACTGCATGCTGCATGGTCGTCAGAAACGATGCCAGTGGCAGCTACCGAACTTGGTAAGCGCACGGCGGCGTTCATCGGCGACAGCATTGCGCGTGCACAAGCCACCCAACGGAAGGCCGAGCCGGGTGGGGATGAGCGTGTTGCGTTTGAGGCCCAAGCATCGGAGTGGGGGTGGGATTTACGCCGTGAAGCCAACGACCCCAATGAATACCTGCTCGTGTCTACGGCGGCTGCATGGGGTGGCTGGCAAGCTCGCGCCGCCCAGTCCGGCCAGCGGGCGGGCGTGGCGAAGTCTGAGATTGATGCGCGTCTGCGAGCGGCCGGATTGGGCGCGTTGCTGTCCGAAGTCTATGCGCGTGCCAGCGGCTTGCTGGAAGAAGAGCAGCGCGAGCGAATCGAGCAAGCACTGATCGACCATGAACGCGCTATCGCCGCCGCCGCCACGCAGCAGCAGGAGGCCAAGTGAACGAAGCCCTCGAAAAGCTGGGCGCAGCGGTTCACGCGGCGCTCGACGAATCTCCTGTCGCAGAAGTCCTTGGCCTAATAACCGGTGTTTTTGTCGGGCTCACGGTCGAAGTAGTACGCCGGCAGGGGCATGACGTGAGTATGGAAATCAAGGTCGATGGCGGCCCGAATCGGGACATCACCATTCACGCGCCGAAGCAAGGAAGCAGCCGATGAAGATCCCAACCCATCTCACCATGCGCGAGACGGCGCACGGCGTCGGCGCGCGCGGCTTGGCTTTCTATGAGTACGAGGACACTACAGGCCTGGGCGTGCAGATGCAGGTGCGGCGCGAATCGTCCCGCGCATCGTTCGTTCAGATCTGGTATCACGTGGCGCTGCCCGAACGCAGTTTCGGAACGCTTGTCGAGCTGGCAGCCGCGGTTGATGCGCTCACCGACGAGCAGATCGCGGCCGAGGCGGCGAACTATCCGCGCTTCCGTAGCATCAAGCCTGACAGCTGCGGCAACGCCTGCAGGCTGTGCCCACGGCCAGCATACGCCGGTGGCCCGCGAGTTCACCATGACACCTGGCGCGTGACAGTGGCGCGCAGCTGGCGACCGGTGACGGACTCGAGCAGCAGTCTTTGCGAGGCGCATCGGATGCAGTTTGATGACCGGCCGGCCGAGTTGCTTGATGCGCTTGCCGCGGAAGCCGCTGCAAGAAAGGCGCGCGCTTCGCTACTGATGGAACGCCCATAGTAAGGCGAGCGATCCAGGAACCGCGTAGTGGTGCACCGATGCCTGGGCTTCGCGCAGCGCTTCTGCAACCGTTGCGAATTCGCCAGGCATCTCGTGCGTCCTCGGTGCCGTAGGGGCACGAATATGGTCTTCAACCCGCACGAAGCGCACGACCGGGATGAATGCACCGTCTCGGGCGTCATAGTCGGGCCAATAGTAGAAGCCGTCCGAGTAGAGAACTGTTTGGGCTGCCATCGGCATCGCTAGCCGTTACCGCGGAGGGCTTCTTCTATCGCGCCATGTTTTCGCGGCTGAAGCTTTGCTAACTCCGCCTTCACTTCCCGTTCAAGTGCAATCAGCGCAGGCGTGGTCGCGATCGTCTTCTGGGCTTCCTTTCGCACGCCGAGAGGATCCGCCTCATGCGCACCCGGATCCATGATCGAGCCGGCCCGCATTTTGGTCAGCCGGATCAACGCGGACAGGGATTCGCGCGTCGCGTAGCAGAGGTCCTGTTCGAGGACGTCTGGATTCTGGTCCTGGAAAGCAATCAGCCGGCTGACAAGTTCATCACCCGGTGTTGCATCAAAGTGGGTCGCTTTGTGCGTGTTCTGGATGGGCGTGAAAACACGGTCAACTTCGTTGGCAAACTTCTCAACCTCCAAGAACAGCAGTCCGAGGCGCGCTAAGCGAGCTGCGCGAGCCGACAAACGCTCGATATGTTCGCTGCGCAGCTGATCTTGCCGCTGACGCCACGGAATAAAGATGGCCACAGCGATGCCGATCGTGGCCCCAAACGCCTGCGCCCATGCAGCGGCATCGCTCGAACTCTTGGGAGGGTAGTGATAGATCCCCAACCCCATCGCCGACAAGCCCAGTAGCAGGACCAGCCACAGCATCCACGTGCGCATCAGCACCCCCAATTCACTTTTCTTCGATCCTAGCATGACGAAAGAACGCCCAATCTTGTTCAGCGGCGCGATGGTGCGCGCCATCCTCGACGGGCAAAAAACGCAAACACGTCGGGCACTGAAACCACAGCCACCTGCTGCCACTACCAGCGTCAAGGTGTTTCACCATCCAGATCCACGGCCGCATTTCTGGGCGAATGATGGCGCATCGCTGCTCGATTGGGCGAAGCCATGCCCATATGGTGATGTTGGCGACCGCCTATGGGTGCGCGAGACGTGGCAGCACAGCAATCACCCATTCGGCCCGTACGAGCCGGGGTGCATGATCTTCCATCGCGCCGATTATCTGGACGATCCGCTCGGGCCTGATCTGGAACGATCTCCCGATGGTGTTCGCCGCGACTGGCGCCCGAGCATCCACATGCCCCGCTCAGCCTGTCGACTTGAGCTGGAAGTGACCGGCGTACGCGTTGAACGGCTGAACGACTGCAGCGAAAAAGACGCGCGAGCTGAAGGGGCGATATGCATCGACGACATAACCGGACGCCAGGTGCTTTTCCCTAACCAGTGCAACGCAGGCAGTTACCGCCTCGGTTATCAGCATCTCTGGAACGGCATCAACGGTGCGGGTGCATGGAAAGCGAATCCGTGGGTGTGGGTCGTAGAGTTCAGGAGAATTGCGCCATGAGCAAACGCAAACACCGCGGCCGCCCCGCGCGCGAGCTGCGCATGCTTCCGATCCTGTTCCGCTTCAGCCGGGACGACGATATCAACCTGCAGATTCGCGCGCATGCAGCCCTGCAGCATGTGAGCACGGGCAATGCCGACGAGAAAGACTGGCACACCATCAGCGACCGGGTGAACGTTGGCCTGGCTCTCTCGCGCCAGGCCTTTCCGGATCGCACCGACGTGCACGAGCTGATGGACCAGGCAGTGCTGGCCGTCGTGTCGCTCGGCAAGCGGTACCGGGCGGTCGGGCGCATGGTGGCCACTGGCCACGAGCTCACGGTCATTGGCGACGCGCTGCAGCTCATCGATGAGATGCAGAAGGAAACCACGCGCAGGCAGCAGCGTGCGGCCACGCTGGCCGTAGCTGACAGCATGCCGGCCGGCCACGTTGAACCAGGTGATACCGAAGTGCTCGAGACGAGGGAGGCAGCTTGACCTACGACATTTTTATCGGCGCATCTGCCACCACGGAGACAGCGCGCCAGCGCAGCGCGATCAGTGCCGCGGAGATCCTGCGCGATATCAGGAAATCCGTGGCATTGATAAATGCCCAGGCGCCGACAGAGCAGCAACTCGGTGCAGGGCACAGCTGCGCCAACATCAACGGGCGCCTGACCATGTTGGGCGAACCTGTCTTCGTGAATCCGTACCTCGACAACGTGCCGAAGATGCAACTCACGCGGAAGGTTGCAGAGAATTTGCCGCCAGGCTTTGCGGACGAGATGAATGCTTGGATGGCCGACTTTTTTGGGCGCGAATCCAAGGTCGTCCACATGCCCGGCATCGGCTTCTTCATGGGCCGCATGGCGTATGAACAACTGCAAGAGCACGTGCTATGACCACGATCGAAGTGCGCATTGCGCCGAAAGACTTGCACCAACAAGTACCCGGCGTTGCAAGTGTTTTCGCGATGCAGAAATGCCGTGAGGCAGGCATCCCTGTACGCGGCATCTTCACCTTTGAAGGGGTTGCGCATGGCACCCTGATGCTCGATCGCGACATGAAGACTGGCGACTACGTCTACCTATGGGAGCCAGAATGCAGGTACACGCTGGCTGAGATCGAGGCAGCGTTTCGAGCGCAGTTTCACAAGGCTGGCGAGGTCTGGTTCCCGTACGCTGATGAGGAATCGGCCGAGGAGGCGACACGCGATGCGTGGAGCGAGTTCGCAGATGCACTAAGTAAAACCGAGGGTTAAGTTGATGACACCTGAAAGCGAAGGCTCGTATATCGTCACACCAGCAGCGCAGCGGCCGGCCAGCATGAATGGCAAGTGCTTCTATTGTGGTCAGCGTATCGGGGAGCGGCACAAGGGCGACTGCGTGCTGATCAAGAAGACGGTACACGTCCGGCTGGCAATCGAATACACCGTTGAGGTGCCGGCAGACTGGGGAAAGGATTTGATCGAGTTCCAGCGCAATGAGGGCTCTTGGTGCGCGAACAACCTGATCGATGAGCTGGCGGAATTCGCTGACGGGCCGGATGGATGCCTGTGTCGCCACGCAGAGTTCACGTACATCGAGGACGTAAGTGGGCCGGTCCTAAAGGAGGAATAGGGTGAAAGTCGCTGAACTGGAAGGGCCATTGCTCGACTACTGGGTGGCGCGCGCCGAGGGCGAAGTTCTCGCGCCAGCGCATGCGGCGCCAGACCCAAACAGCGGAACGTACTGGCTCAAGATAGGGCGGTTCGCCAGCGTCAAGCCGTGCCCGCAGTACAGCTCACGCTGGTCAGATGGCGGTCCGATTATCGAGCGCGAGCAGATCGCGACTGTCTCAGCTGACTTCGGATGGGATGCCATCGTGTATGGCTTGGTGTGCGCTGGCGGCATTGAAGGGAGTGCCACCGGCCAGGGGGACCGTCCACTGATCGCCGCCATGCGCGCCTATGTGGCCAGCAAGTTTGGCGAAGAGGTGCCTGATGTTGACGCGCCGCCGGTGGCGAGCTAGGAGGGAGGATGGACGTCCGATTTACTGATCCGCGCAAGGCAGTCCTCACCGAGTCCGGCTATGGGCTAGATGCAATCGGCGCGCTGGATGGTGTGAGGCTGCCGCGCATGAGCATGGAGCTAGATGCAGAATATCGCCAGCGATTGAGCGCGAAGTTGGGCGGTGATGCGTGGGCGGAGATAATCAAGCTGGCACGCGATGACCCAGCTGCACATCGCGCCGTCTACATGGTCAGTTATCGCGACATGTCTCTTGAAGAAGCCGCTCTGCAACTCGCACTGACGCAGACCAAGGCTGTCGCGATCCTAAAAGCTGAACTGATGGAAGCACTGAAGTATTCCGTGCGGCCAGTCAAGATCGGTGCACAGGAATGGCGCGGCCCGGCGCATGAAGGGCCTGCAGGGGTGAAGGGCTAGGAGGAAGAAGGTGAAGGTTCGCCACATCAGAAAGCGCGTCAAGCGGCCGTCCTTCAGGATCACAAGAGTCGGGCCAACAACCCTCATCGAGCTGCGCGATCCCCAAGCCGTATCGCGCTTCTTTCAGCCCACTGAAGCGGAGTCGCAAAGAGCAGCGCAGTTCTTCGCGATCTCACCGGATTGACGCTGATCGTTGGGCGTCAATGAAGTCGCCCCATGCCTGCATCATCTCGCGCCGCTCGGGCAAGTACTGCGCGTGGTTGTAGGCCGCGCGCACTTTGTTCCGTTCGATATGCGCAAGCTGGCGCTCAATGACATCTGCCCGAAACCCCTGCTCATTGAGCGTTGTGGACGCGAGGCCTCGGAAGCCGTGGCCGGTCATGCGCCCCTGGTAGCCGAGCCGGTAGAGCGCGAACAGCATGGTGTTGTTGCTGATCGGCCCCTTGGCCTGGGCGCTGTAGAAGACGTATTCTCGGTGGCCATTGAACTCGCGCAGCTTCTCCAGCACGGCCAGCGCCTGGCGCGACAGTGGAACGATATGCTCGTTTCGCATCTTCATCCGGTCGGCGGGGATGCGCCATTCCGCCTTCTTTACATCGAACTCGTCCCACTTAGCCAGGATCATCTCCTTTGTGCGTGGGAAGGTGAGCGTCATGAACTGCAGCGCGAGCTTCGTGACCGCCTCACCGTGCTGGTCCAGGTCGATGTCGCGCAACAGCTGCGGCAGCTCAGCGGCCGAGACGCGCGCCATGTGCTTGACCGGTACGGTCTTCAGCGCTGCTGCGCTGTCTATGTCTGCGGCCGGGTTGCGATCGCAGGCGCCGAAGACGATCCCGTACTGGAATACCGCCCGCATGCGCTGCAGCACGCGCTTCGTCGTATCGCGCACGCCGCGGGCTTCGATGATCCGCAACAGGTCCAGGATCTCAGGCGCCTTGATCTGGTTGATCGGCTTGGCCCCGATCAGTGGGAAAACATCGTTTTCCAGGCTAATGAGGATGTTTGATGCATACCTGGGCGTCCAAGCCTCTTTTTGTGTGCTGTGCCAGTCACGAGCAACTGCCTCGAATGAATTCCCGGCCGCGATCTTTGCGGCGCGGCGCGCTTCGATCTTGAGCGCGCCAGGATCCTGGCCGGCGGCGACGGCCGCCCTGGCATTGTCGCGCTGGCCGCGCGCCTGCGCGAGACCGACGGTAGGGTAGGTGCCAAAGCCGAGGCGGTTCTCAGCGCCGCCCGGGCGTGTGTATTTGAAGCGCCAGAGCTTCCGGCCATCTGCCATCACCTCGAGGTACAGGCCGCCGCCGTCGAAGAGCTTGTAGGCCTTCTCGCGCGGCTTGGCGTTGCGGATTTTGGTATCGGTGAGGGGTTCGACGGTACGGGGCAT